ATGAATGACACCAATTTGCAGACAATCACACTGACCAAAAGAGATAGAAATTACTCTAACCTGAAGGGGCTAGATAGCTCGTTAAGGCACTCGCTTAGACTGGAGCAAAACGAGTATGACGACTTTGAATTCAACCCCCACCCACCCCATCCCAATATCGCAATTGTAGGTGGTATTGAACAGATATTAACGAGGGAATTGGCAGAGAAAATACTGGCCGACTTCAACGACCAACTACAAACCAAACTCAAAGCAACAGAAGCGTCTGATGAGATAGCCACAGAAAAAGAAAAACTGAGAAAACTAAAGTCAAAACTTGTCAAATTCATCAACGCAACCGAACCCACAGAGATAGAAGAATACGTCACATCGGTTATGGAGGGAGAAAGGCCGCTGGTAGTCGGAGACTACGCCGCCCTACTCAATCAGCACAAAATCAGCCGTATATCCCAACGTATCGACCTCCTAGAGAACTACACCACCAAGAAGCGAGAGATCGAGCAAAACGCACCAGATCGAGCCGTATCAAGGACGGTCAACAGGGTTAAAGAGATCATCCTCGTAATCCCAGAACCCAACAAACTGGCAATAACCAAGGCTTACACTGACCTGCTACAGAAAGCCTTGCACCAGTTCTACCAAAAGAATTTTCCCAACAACGACATTCTATTTTCGTTCAGTCACTTGGACGAAACCACAAACCACGTCCACGCCTTCCTTGACCTTCAAAATACGAAAACTGGGAAATATGATTTTTCAGCCCAAGAATGTGAGTTCGCATCACAATACTACGCGAAGAATAAGGCTCGACTTGACAAAATATCAGAACCACCGAAATTAGAAGACTTCAAACTCCCCAACCGTAGTGAGGAAAAGCAGAACCATAGGTTTATCCGAGCACGCGAATCATGGAAGTCAAAAGTCATGCAGGTGGCTTTCTATGAGCACTTTAACACCTTAGCCGCTGCATATGGCTTACAAGCCAAATTCCTACCAAAATCTAAAGAGCATCAAGAATTTGTAAGCAAAGTTGAGCAGGAAGCCAAAAAACCGAAAAGTGAGCGTAGTCACAACTATTACACCAGACAGATAGAAAATCTGCAGCAAGAACTAACCACGAAGGAAGTCGAACTTATCGAGCAAAGGGCCACTGCCGTCACCCTAAACACAACAATAAAAGACCTGAGAAGCACCGTAGCCACTTATAAGGCAACCATTCAGACTCTGGAAATACAGGCCAGCGAGCAGAGAAAAGAAAATGCCGAGCTAGATAGTCAAAAGCAGAAATTAGACGACGAAATAACGGAAAAAACCACAAAGACTGCAGAGCTGTCATCTAATTTCAAAACCATGAAATCTAGAATGACAAAAGAACTGAATGAACTACGCAAGAAAATTAAAGAGGAAACTAACAGAAAAACCGTCTTGGAAAAAGCAATCAAGGCATATGAGGAAGAGCTTGAGCCTTTGATTAAACGCTTTGATATTTTAGTGGATCGCATACTTGAAGCCAGAAGGCTCGACGAGAACCCAGAGCAATATTACAAAAGGTTACGTGAAAACACGTATGAAATGGCTAGTCGCTTGGGCAAAGAAAAACGAAAGGACTATCTATTTAACGTTACGGAGCAACTCAAAGAACAAGGTTTAGACCATACCCAAGCAACATTAGGAATTACCGACAAGGTGAAACTTTGGGCATCTGACACATTCACCAGCAAGCAAATAGTAGAATTTGACAAGGAAGAAGCCGAGCAGGCGAAGCAGGCAAGAACGAGAAGACTTCTAAAGCCTAAGCCACCAAGCCCATTCCAAGACCCTTACGACCCATATCAATAGTCAAACTATTAGATAATAAAAACCCGCTGGAAAGCGGGCTTTTTACTATTCAAATTTGACAAAATAACAATATATGGCAATTTGAATAGAACAGAAAAAGAAAACCACCTTGGGGAAGGTGGCAAGACATACATATAACAATATTTTATAAAACTTACACCTCCATTTAATCATCAAATAAAATATTGTCAAGTCCCTTCTCAAGGTTTTCTTTTTCTAAATTTAATATTAGAAGAGGATAACGATGGGATGCGTAAAAATATTTGAGGACTACTTACCAAATAGACCTTATCACACAGACGATTTAATCAGTGGCCTAAAAATCAATAAAAAAGAAAAAGCAAAACTTGCTCGACTGGTCCAACCAAACGGGCCAACCCATAGATACTGGATGGTTTTCGACCTCGACAGATCCAACGCCGGAATGCATTGGGATGACGTTGGAGCACCAGCACCTAACCTAATCGCTCGAAATCCAGCCAATGGGCACGCCCATTTGCTCTACCTGCTACAAACCCCTATCCGAACCGCAATCGACGCTAAAACAGCCCCTTTACGCTACGCTGCAGCCATCGAAGCAGCATTGCGTAACCTTCTGGGAGCAGATAGAGGCTACTCCGGTTTGATCTGCAAGAACCCAATCAATTCCCATTGGATCGTCCAAGAATGGGAATCCACCCCATACACGCTGGACGATCTTGCCGACTACATCGATCTCACCCCTGAAAAGGCCAAAGAGAAGCCCGTAGAGGACTATGGTCTTGGTCGTAACTGTATGCTTTTCGATGAGTTAAGAGCGTGGGCATACAAAGCCATCCGCCAAGGGTGGCCCGACTACAACCAATGGCTAAACGCTTGCCTTGACAGAGCCATAGGCTACAACGTCAATTTCTCCACCCCCTTGGACATATCCGAAGTAAAACACACGGCCAAAAGCGTAGCGAAGTGGACGCATCGAAACTTTACCCGTGGCACCTTTGACGATTATGTCGCCAGAACCCATACAAGCGAGATACAGGCTTTTAGAGGCTCTCTTAATGGCAAGTCAAAAAGACTTAAAGGTATTGATATGCTCGCATCAGGTGCAACGGTCAATGAGGTAAGCCAAGAACTACAAGTCAGCCATAGGACTGTATATCGCTGGGTAAAAAAGCAATAGCATTATAATTTGTGACAAAGCCTATATCAGATAATAGCACCCTGTGAGGGTGTTTCTTCTTCCTCCCCTCCCTCCTTTCCTCCCATTCCTCCCTATATACACCCACGTACATACCCACCGACACCTCAATAGCCGTATCACTCACGGAAACGGGTCAAACGGGGCCGTTCTCGCTTGAGCGATACAAATCCTCGCCCAAAGTTAAAGACACGCCCTAACGCCTTAATTTCGCACTACACTGCCGAATAGCCTACATAGGTTTGGAGATATATCCCCGAACCTATATGTATGTATACATACATATCAAATTCCTTTCCTGATGAAAATCTCACACTCTTCCAAATTCATCAAAAACCATGAACATCAATCACTGGGCTGATGAACCTAACTATCCGCAAACCATTGTCAAACGCACTTTATGACAAATTCGAGTTTTTTTAAAAGACCTATGACAGTTATGACAAAAATGACAAACCCAAAAATAACCGTAAAATCAACCAAATATTGGGAAACTCACAAAAAAAATAAATTCAATCGACATGACAGATTTAGACCGGGGCACATTACATAACATAGGTTTGGAGATATATCCCCGAAGCTATATGTATGTATACATACATATCAAATCCCATAGGACAACCCACCACAGCAGCCCACTACAATTTTCCAAAAACCTGTATTTTTGTCATAAACCCAAAACAGGTCATTTTCGATAAAAACCAACCCCATCGACCCGCAAGCATTAAAATGCTATTTTCAAAAAAAATCTTGAAAATTTTTTACAACTTTATATCAAATTATTGATAACTCGATTTTTCCGACCATCACTTTATGGCTTAATTACGGCAAAAAACGTTGTCAATAGCAAAACGATAATATTTTTATCGTTCAACCTTATTTGAATTTAGGGTGCAACTCTATCGCATTTTACTTAGTTGATATTTGCAATTAACCCCGACTAAAAAATCAAACCATACTTTCAAAAATCTCTCCAATTTTAATTTCAGGATTGAACGTGGGGGATAGGTCACGTAAAAAATTGAAAATTTCAAAACCCTGCCTCCGATTGGCGGCTCGCCAAAAGCTAGCGTAATACTTCGAAGATATATCCCTGAAGCATTGACTTATTTTAAACCTATGCTATTTGTATTTAAAACAGCATAGGAGAATATATGAAAAAAGCAGAAATAGCGGGAAAGATAGGCGGCATGGTTGGTGGTTTCAAACGACGAGAGCGTCAAAGATTTTTAGTCAACTTCCTAAAAATAATAGAAATTGAGGAACATCCTAACTTAAGGCTAACATCAAGCCTCGCCAAAAAACTCATTGCGGCATTTTCTGGCTATAAATCCATTTCTAATGATGTATTGGTGAAAGAGTTTGGAAGATCGAATAACAAGGTAAAACAGCAGAATCTAGACGATATTGTAATGCTTATTGTGGCAAGGCATAGAGACACATACAAAGACTTATGGGGCGATGCAAAACGAAAAATTGAAGATGATGCAGACGAATACAAACAACGCATTATCGAAGAAATGCGACCTCACTAAACTCAAACAATGTAACGCCCCACGTTACATACTTATATCCTCGAAGCTATTTTTTTGCTTCGCGGATACACATTATACTCTCACAAAGTATAAACACCCCACCACCCTTCAAATCAAACAGCCATAGGTTCAAGGTTATATCCCCAAACCTAATGCTGTCATTTTTTTCGCAAGCACTCTTTTATATTTTATCTTTTATGTAATAATAAAAACAAGAACAATAGATATTTACATGACAATCAAGAGAAAACAAAAAGGTTTAACCCTATTTGAAACCCTGCTTTCCTTATCAATAGTAATGGCCCTTGTCGTCAGCTTCCTCTATTGGTACATGGAACAACAACGCGAGCAACAAGCCACTATCTTCGGAAAAGATATAGTTTCAATCATCACCGCATTTGACAAGCGTATCCATCTCGATGGGTGGGACATAGATAACTTCAAAAACGGCAGAGAATGGAGTGGTTCTCCCGCCATTCTTGAAATGCTAAACAACGAATTTATCGCTAAAGAATCCACTTGCGGGAATGAAAAAAGCTGGGTGCCTGTTTTATCAAAAGAGAAATCAACTCAGTTACTTCCGTGTAAATTCTGGTCAAGAATCCCATATGACTTCATTGCGAAAGCAAAAATAACCCCAGATGAAGAAGGCTTTATAAAAACTTTCAAGGTGATATTCCAACCTAAAAACTTATCGTCATTTTCAAAAAATTTTCGATATTTCAACAGAGCGAAAATTGCTGCCAATGCTAATGACTCTTTAAATGTAACTGGCGGTCATCAGTTCTACTTTGCTTCTCTTTCCGACCCAGACACAAAAATAACTAACACCGAATGCCTTGCCTTAAAAGCAGACTGCACCCTAGTCGCTACCTACGACCGAGAGGGCGGCAACGAGTATTTAAGAGTGGATGGAACTAATTCCATGCTAGGTTCAGCCGTTGCATTTAAAGAATCCAAAGGGCATAACAGGCTCCGTTGTATCAAGTGGATCAAAGATACTAGCGGTAGTGCTTGGGAGTCGAAAACCGTAGATTGCGGTATCGGAATCCACACCGAAACGGGTAGCCCAGTGGCGGTGGATGTTGCAGCAAACTCATCGACCAATGAAAGAGTAATGCTTGATAGGCTTTGCCCTGTATATACTCATTCCGCAGATGGACTTATCGAATCAACTGAAAATGCACCTTGCGGAATGCTTCCCCAAGACGATGCAGGAACAGAGGTGGCCTATCAGGTCATTGACACCCTTTCCGCAGGAAAAGGGCTAATCAAAACGCTTTACACAGATACAATATTTTCAGACGAAATAAACACCAATTACATGAACGTCAAGAAAGACTTGGCAGTTTTAGGCAATTCCAGAATGGATGGAACCTTAACTGTTAAAGGTAGAGGGCAGTTCGACAACAACATAAACCTAACAAAAGTAGAAACTGCTGGTACCTCCTGCTCCCCTAACGGTTTACTTGCCAGAGATTCAAAAGGGTTAATTTTATCCTGTGAATCTGGCATTTGGACAACCCAATCAACGTCTGGCATGTATGCGTTTTTTAATGCTACAACCTGCCCACCGGGCTGGATACCAGCAAACGGCTCAGGTGGAACACTCGACCTACGCGGCCAGTTCGTAAGGGCTTGGGATAACGGCAAAGGCATCGATCCGGGGCGTTCCTTAGCTTCTGCACAAACTGATGATTTTAAAAGTCATACTCATACAGGTTCCACATCTAATAATGGATCTCACTCACATGGTTATACATCTGCTCATGCAGGTTATGGAGGGCCGCTTCAGTCAGGTACCGGGTTTGGTGATTCCTATGTAAGATCAGCAACAGAAGTAGCGGGTGCTCATTCTCACACCTTATTAGTCAATAACACTGGTGGAACTGAAACACGCCCTAAAAACGTGGCATTACTCGCTTGCATGAAAAAATAGCGTCACCTCTTTTATTTGGTTCGCTATATGGTATTTTATTATTAGATAACATAAAAAAGCAAAAATGAATAGAATAGCAATAACACTTTTAGCCGCTTTAACAGTTGGAGCAACCCAAGCAGGATATACGTTGATAATTCCCCTTGAGCAAAGCCACGGTGGGGCACTTCCTAATGGCTCGATAAATATCACCTCTAGAACTCCGGGCCTGCCAGTCGAAAACTGGCAGCCAGCCGAGCCACTTTATGGTAACTGGATAAATTATGGAACTTATTTTGGGTGCGACAATGAGAAATGGGAAGGTGAGAAGGCACCCTATAGCCGATACCGTGCAACAAACTCCACCTGCAAGCTAAATCAGACGAGAACGGTTCAAAATCGTGAGATAGAACAAACTACATTAGTTTATAGAAACGTCGGTGCAGAATCGATGGAAACAAGAACTCTTACAAATCAAACCTTTGTGAATATTGGCGAATGCGTCTACAGTTTTGACCCAAGCAATCCAGATTACTCTAACGCATCGTTTTGGACTGAACTATTACCCGGCAACGGCTTTAACACTTATTACATAACCATGCAAGGCACAATCTTTAATGAAATAATAACAAAAGAGCTAACCTCTTACTACTCAAACACTCGATCAGCGGTGTATTTCAAAGGAGACGCTAAATTAGAGAACATATTGCATTCCGGTAGCTACCATTATCACGAACTTTGCTACATCAGGATTTAAACTAAAATCACAAACAATACGGCAAAATGAGAAGGCCCATTATAGGTCTTTATTACGAAGTTTGTAAATCTTAGGGACTACACGATGAAACCATCAGATAAAATTATGCAATTTATGGACATGACTTTGAGCAATAAACTCAAAGTTTTTGGGAAGGATTCCTTTCACTTAATACTTGAGTTTATGGGGATATGCTGGGAGCTTGTGGTAATCACGATTCTCGCAGGAACGAGGCACATGCCACTCCTGATATTTATTCTTTTCTCCACAGTTATATTCTGTGAATACGAACAAATTCAACAGTTTTTTTCAATCACTTTATAGCATTCGCTGCCTATCGTAAAAATCTACTATGCTATAGAAAATGGATTGCAAACCAGCGAGGGACGCCAGATGGAAACAAAAATCAACGACGACAACACCAACATTGCGTATGGTGGCGTCTCAGGATACGTAAATACGGAAACCGAGCTCAAAACAAGCCCAAGCGGAGCGAAATATCTCTCGATTTTATTAGGGCGTGGAAAAGATGATCGAGGAAACGCTCTCGCCTCATATAACATTATAATCTTCGGAGAAGATGCTCAACTATTTTCAACACAAATAAAAAAAGGCGACTTAGTTCGCTTCACTAGCATATCACTTTGCCCAATAGTTGAGAATGGCAAAACCTATGCCTCCTCATTCAAACTGGTAGGCAAAGATTTTAGAAAAATTTGTGTAGATGCACTAAAAACTAATCTTTGAATTTACACAATGCCGCATTAGCCAGCCTCACCATATCCAACCATTCTGAACAGCAAATTTTTGCATCTTGCATTAAGCACTCTGCCGCTATCAAGGCCTTGTGATAGTTATCTTCAGATAGCTCGACATGCAAATATTCAGAAACCCAGTCTTGGAAAACCTTCGGCTTAGTCGCCGACTTACTAACAAAACTCATTACAACACTAATCTCTGTGAACAATGCCTAACAGTAACCACTCAAATTATACGTGAAATCTTCCACTCACGCTATCCGTTCGTCGGATAATGGCTTGAAAAGACAGGGCGGCGTTGACATTATTTACAAACTTGCTGCCTGAGTGCGTCAAAAGGTCTCACCCCTTGTGAAAACCTATCAACCGTAGGCACTGCCTACCTTATTTCCGCCCGTAATATCTGAGCCAAAAACTTAACCTCATCAGTCGAAGATGCTGGACAGTCCCTCTAATTGTTTATGTAAAGCATTAGCATTTCATTGGCAGATGCTGCTACAACTTCATTGATAGTGAAAGCCAATGAATTGGACAGAAACATTGAGGGAGTAAGATACAAACTGATAGGGGATATGAAAGCGGCAGTGGAATAACAACTTTATCCACGAGCCTTCAAGGATTGGAACGTGTTAGAAACTCAATCTAGCAGAAACTCAATCTAGCAAGGCTATCAATATTTAGATTTAAGTCGGCACTCAGATATTTTTAAAGCTATATTTCTATATGCTTCCTTTGTTATTAACTCACGCTCCGAAAAGTATTGACTTACGACAGAAGCATTAAACAACAAGCGACTAGACTGCTCGCCACCATTTTGATTAGCAAGTCTGTGACAATACAACAACAAAACCCCCAAAGTGGCCTCGTAAATACTTGCCCCCTCATTGACAGAAGCTTTTACAAAGTTTTGGAATTCAGACTCATTAACGTGCGTCAGTATTACATCGAATTCTAAATCAAAATAAATACTCAAGCTATGTTTAACCAACTCACTAGATTGTTGTTTTTTAAAGAAATTGGTTTGCATGATGTCTACCATCCCTTTGGCACAATAGTGGCACGAGGCTATCAACCAATTGTAAGGCTTGTGGGCACCGTTGCCAATCCAACATCACGCCAGACTTGCAAATCGCCAGAGGGTACTGTTGTGCATTTGAACCCAGAGTTCCCGGTCCCCATCGTCACGGGTACAAGTCCCCGCACCGTTGGCGACCCAGATCCAGAAACAAGCAAGAGTACGGCTCAGAACCTCGCCAGAGGCACCGAAGCATCATCAGATAGGGCTAGGTAGGCACAGGGGCCAAAAACGCTCAGAACGAGCAGCAGGAAGGAAAAACGACAGACGAAAAAATGGCGATCTGCAGTTCAGGTTTTTGCTACAAAACCTTGCTACAAATCGCCATTTTCTAATCCTCTTAAATCATTGATTTATAAGGACTTTTTCAATATGGCGGAGAGATAGGGATTTGAACCCTAGGTACTGTTGCCAGTACAACGGATTTCGAATCCGTTTTCTGCCTCATATTTTTTTGGGCGTAGTTTGCAAAACCAAATAAAATCAGCAACTTCAATGCAAGATGACGCAACAGAATTCCACACCATTCGGGGGATTCATTCCCCCAAAATTCCCCCACGTTTTTCCTGTGGCGCACCCTCCGGGGGAAGTGCTATCGTTCGGCCACTTCGAGACGCTGGCCAGCTAACCACTGGCCACAACAAGCCAGTTGGGCCGCCGTGCCAACCCTCGCTGGAAGAACCCATCGTAGCTGGGAAACAGGGAAATAGCGGCGAAGTCTGAATCTCCTTTGCCAACTGCTACAAGAGACCAGGAGAACAGCTTAGAGGAGGTCACTCATGAGTGCATCGAATCAAGCTGGTTCAGCAGTTTTGCACAAGCGCATTCGTGCGTTCGGTAGCATGGCCATCGGCTTCGGCTTGATGGGCATTGAGCCTGTGTCCGCTGTTGCACTGGCTCTCACAGCTACCGTCGTCTTGGCGATGTTGTAAGGCTAGGGAGGCCATGTACACGGACGTGGCCGCCTGAACCTATTAGCGACGCGCTGTCGTCGTCGTTTCCAACTTCCTATCGCCCGCGATCCTCAGCTGGCCTCGACCAGCAGGGATCGAGGTAATAATTCAGTTATTTAACCGTCTTAGTCTTCCATGTCGAAATCTGCATGAGACAGGCCGCATCTCCGCTGTCATTCCATACTGAAGTTTTCAATCCCCAGTAAAGGGTATGGCGTCGATTGGATTGCTCTGTCGACCATCGATTGGTCCCCACCTCGGTGCGGAGCACTATCTGATCCCCAGCCTTAACATCATGAGCAGGAAACCAATACACATGCCGGTTTTTGTCAGTGATGCTGGACCCGTTATAGGTTGTATCGAGGAGCAACGAATATTTTAGGTTGCAATCCTTCAAGACTTTGAGGACCACATACTCCTCTGCAGCCTTGCCATGCCCGTGAACGCTTACGACTTCAAGATCCATTGCTAGCTCCATGCTTACCGTCAGTGAAAGCCGAAAGATAGCACTATGGAATCACCAGTAACACTGCAACCCAGCGCCGACTGAGAGAAACATGCGCTTCCGGCAATCCGCTTCCTGACCACAGTCGCATTTCCGTCCGCAGACAGTACGCCTAATGAAGAGGCGGCAGATCCTTGCCGCGTGCCTTGGCGACTACCCGAAGCTGGTAATCGAGCACCACTTGGAACAGCGACTCTGCCAGCAGCCGCAGGCGCTCAACCTCTTCAAGCGGTGCGCCACAGTCCTGGGCTTGGTGGTACTCGCGCATGGCATCGACAGCCTGCTGAATCAGCGGCTCGCCGGCCTCGACCATCCCAATGAAGGTGCGCTTGTCCATTGCTCTTCTCCGTCCACCTAGACCGCCCATTATAGGCAGCCGCTACGGAGCCTTCATGTGATCAACCACCGCCTCGCACGCCAGTCCAGCTATTCGGCTTCGCTCAAGCGCTGTCGCGAGGTCTCCCGCCATTCGGTCAGACTCCTCAAGCAATCCCCCGAGCACCACGACGGCAGAGGTTCCTGCCTGGCGCTGCTGGGCAGCGATGGTGTCGCAGGTGGCTGCTCGACCGTCCCGCAGCCGCTTGATTTCACCGCGCAGCCCACCAGCAGCAGACTCAGCAGCATCGGCGCGGCCTTGGGCCAGTTCCAGTTTCTTGCGCGCACTCTCACCCTCCTCATCCGCCACAGCTTGGCGGCGCTGTTCTTCGGTTCTGGCCTGGGCAGCGGCGCGCCGGTCGCGCTCGGCTACCTCCAGGCGGTAATCGGCCAAGGCCTTGTCGGACTTGGCAGTTTCTGCCCGGGCATCAGCCGCAGCCCCGTCAGCAATCACGACCCGGTACTGCTGGCCGCCGGCGACCAGCACCAGGGCTATCAACCACCAGCACCAGGCCGGTACCGCGCCGAGCCAGCTCATGCCAGCGCCCGCCGCACACCCTCATCGACGATCGCCGGCGCGTAAGGGTTGCTGCCGTTCTCATGGATGACGATGCTGACCACCATCCCACGCAGCGTTGCCGGGTCCTTGATGTTGATCGGGTCAGTGGTACGCACGCCCAGGCGCTTGGCCACAGCTGCGGCGTAGGCCTGGGTGTCGTTCTCGTTGCTCGGAGCCCAGCGGTTGATGGTTTCGAGCACCGTGTCGATGCCCTTCCCGCCCACGCCGGGCATGCCGTCCTTGCCCCGGTAGTTGATGAGCAGCTTGCCCAGGGCGCGGATGCCGTTCTCGGGCGTGTCGAAGCGGGCAAAGCGAGGCTTGGGCACGCCGACCTCTAAGCCCAACTGGCCCTGCCAGGCGTTACGCGGGTTGAAGTCGATATTGCCGGGGTTGTTGTTCCGGACGCCGCGGGGAATGGTCATGGGTTTTCTCCAGGCAAAAAAATACCGCCAGATGGCGGTCGGGGTTCCTTCTTTCCACGCGGATCAGGCCGGTGGTGCCGGCCAATCAACCGCGCCGGGATAGCCTGGCTGCGCCGAAACACGGCTCAGCTCAACGCGATAGCGCTTCCATGCGAGCAGCAGAGACTTCTCGTCCTCCGTGGCCATGTCCAGGTCCACGGCATCCTGCAGCGGCGCGATAGTTGAATCGGCCACAGAGCGGTGCTGGCCAATCTCCGATGAAACGGTAGCCAGCAACTGGTCGGCGGCGGCCTGGGCCTTGGCCTCCGCAGTGATGACTTGCGACCAATCGATCACGCCAGGGGTTGTAGTCTGGCGGTCGACTAGGTCAAGGCCCGGAAGTTGCACTTGCCCGTCAGTCGGATAGAGGTCCACGGGGAAGCGGGCAGCCTGAGGCGCATCAGCTGCGTGCGGCAGCATTAGAGTAAGTACCAGGCCGCCGTTTATGCGCTCAACCGGGGCGATCACGAAATCACACCCAATCGCCTCGGCAGGCAATGTTGCACCATCGGACAGGCGAGAGAAATCCAGCGCAATGCCGTTCACCTCTAGGGTGTCGCCCGACTTGGCGACGAAGAGTTGTGCATCGGAGCGCACTGGTGAAAGCTTGATGATCATCAGAACCACTCTCCAATAGCTACATAGTGAAATGCCGAAGCCCCCGGCACGGCGGAGTATGACTGGACGGTAGCTCCATTGGCGTTATTGCTGGTCGGGCGGCAAGAAAACGCAGAGCCGGAGTAAGGACTTGTGACTAAACGGGGTGTTCTCGCAAATGCTGCAGGGTAGGTTACATCGTGGTTCTGGAAATAGGTCGCACCGGAGGTAGTACCCACGAAGTTGTTAGTCGATAAGGTGTAAGTCGAGCCGACAATCGATCCATAACAAATCTGTGTGCCGTCTGCCATTTTTAGGCAGTAGCCATTGGCATTCGAAATGCGCTCAATAATGGCTCCGGTCGGAACACCACTGGCCTGACTGACTGTACCGAGGATGTCAGCCACGGCAGCCTTTTTCAGCCCCAGACCTGTGCGAGCATCTGCCTGGGTCGTACCGCCTGTACCACCCTTGGATATCGGCAACACGTTCTCGGTCGAGACGGCACCCAGTCCCGCCAATGTTGCCCCCCATTGCTGGACAATCGCGTTAATGGCGTCCCGGAGGCTTTTGTCGTACCCCTGCACCGGTACCACAGCGTACGCACCACCACTGACCGTCGAACCTTTATAGGCTGGCAGAATGCTCAGCACCGTGGCGCTGGCAATGTTCGTAACTTCGTACCAATTCCCATCAGGGCCTAAGAAAGCATCACCCACACGGGCGTTTGCAGAAAAGCTGGTGCCGGTACCGGTCACCGTATTTTGGCCAGCCGTGATCGCCACGGTGCCAGTTCTGTACCAGGGCATGGATTACTCCAACAATTAATTGAAAGGGAACGGTAAGTTGTCCGTTTTGATAACCAGTGCTTCTGGGTACTTATCCGTCGGGATGCCGTAGTAGCTGTTGTAAGTGACTGGCGCTCCCCAATACATCGTGGTCCTGGCGGCATCGCACGACATGAAGTAGATGCCGCCAGAAGCCCCATATGCACCGTCCATATGTGCTTGCTGGTAGCTGCGTGCGGGAAACGGGCTGCCGGGCGCCGACATTCCATCCATGCGCCCCTGACCGAACGATCTGGAGAATGTCGTAGCTGCTGCGAACTCACCCGAGCCAACCGAGATGAACACCCGCGCCACACAGTAGTAGGGGCCAGAGCTGATGAAGCGCGTAGCCAGTTTGGTCGCACCAGCAAACGGTACGCCGTAGTTGGCCGTGCCATTGACGACCGTTGGCGTGGGCGGGGCTGGGGCCGAGACCGTGGCCACGATATTGAGCGGGTACTGCAACGAGTTGAAGGTCAGCGTGCCCGCTTCGTCGTAGCACTTCAGGCCAGCACCACTCAGCGTGTCCCGCATCGTGTCGAAGTAGTAATACTTCGTCGAAGGACTCGCGCCGATGTAGTAGAAGGTCGTGGTGTCGCCCGAGCGAGAAGAGCCGCAGGAGATACCCGAGCCGACGATAAAGACAATGGGCGCCACTGCGCCTGTAACGCTGAACCCATGGATGGCGTCGGTGATGGACGACTCGGCATAGCTGCTGCCTTCATTGGGCGGCAGGTTTGCAGACCTGTAGTCCAGACGTGGCCAATTGACCAGCAGCGTCATGTACCCGCTTTTCAGCAAGCCATACGTGATTTTCTCCGTGTCAAACAGAAGGCTGCCGTCCTCCTTGAAGACCTTCAAACCTGCTGACATTTAGTGATATCCGTAGTGAATGCGGCAGTTCAGCGAGTAGAACCCCCAGCCGCCGGCGTAGGAGTACTGCCAGGCTAAGGTCGCGCTGGAGGCCCCGACGGTCAGTGTCACCCCCGGGCGCTTTCCCAGATACTTGTTCTGCGCCGACAGCTCGGTGATGGCGTAGAACAGCTCCTTACCGGCTGGAGGCAATGGGATCGAGAGCGACCCATTGGCCGCTCCCGTGTCGACATACCCCATCATCTGGCTGATCGAGCTCGTCATGTCGAGGAGCACCAAGCCGCTAGGGTCATAGACCTTCAGGCCAGTGCTCATACGTTCACTCCGAGGTCAATCGCCAGGTTGCCGTTGGCATGGAATATCCGCAGACGCTGGTTATTCAGGAGCAAGCGCCCCTGCCCTGCTACCGTCCCGTTGATTTCAAAGGTGCCGGACTTGTTAAGGATCCAGCCCTGCTGGCCCGCCACATAGTTGGTTGAGCTGATGTAGCTGCCGATCTTGGCGTTGGTGATCGTGCCGTCGGCGATGAATGCCTCGTTCATGAACACCTGTCCCCCCTGCACGGCGAACGGCGACGAGAGCGTGCCGTTGATACCGTTGACCACAGCGAAACGGTCAGCCGACACCAGGAACTGACTCTGCAACCCGGCCGGCCCGTTCTCGATGCCAAGACCAATGCCTGCCGCCACATACTGGCCCTGAGCGTTGAGCTGCATCTTGACCGCCCACATCGTGCTGGCCTTGCCATCCGCCGTGGCTTGGGCCTGGCTGACGGTCTGCACAGCAGCATTCGTCTGGCCTATCGACGCTTCGAGTGTCTCGGTCTTCCGGACAATTGCCTCTTCCCGCGTAGCCGTTGCTTTCACCTCAGCAGCAAAGGCAGCGGTCGAGTTCCACTGGTTGATCGCCGCGGCAAGGTCGCCCTCGACACTGTCGTCGCGATAAGACGCCCTGAGCACCTGCTGGCTTTCGGCAGCCACAGTGACTTTGCCATCGACCTCGGCGATTTTGGTCGTGTTGGTGCTGACCTGCTGAGCGAGGCCATTGGCCGTGGTAACCGACTGGCCGACGTCTATCCAATAGGTCACGTTTGGCGGTGCGTTTGCTCCCGAAGCGTTGGCAGGTACAGCAATCTTGGCCTGATAGATGCGGCCATCCTCGACCACCATCTGGTCCTTCGTATAGGCCAAGCCCTTGTCGTAAGCCTTCAACCCGTCAAGGGCATCAATCTGATCTTGAAGACCTTCGATCTTGTCCTTGAGCTCTTGGCCAAGCATGGACTCGTCAATCTCGCCGCTGATCAGGTCGAGGATGGGGCCTGCATCCGACCCAGACTGGCCCATGATCCAATTGGTCCACGGCCCGGTGTTCCCGGTTCGGTCCGCGATGCGAGCCCGGAAGAACCTGGTTACGCCAGCTGCCATGCCACTTTTCAGGTAGGTTCGCCCGGGGTAAGCCACCATCGAAAGCTGGGTGGCGTTATCCCCGCTTACAACAAGCGATTCCTCGATCTCCGTGTAGAAGGTGTCTGCCGCTCCAGTCGGGAACGCCCAATTGAGCCGGATAGCGAATATCTCGGTCACCGCACTGAAGCTGGCAAGTGCTGGAGGTTCGCCGGTCTTCCCGTAAAGCTGGGTGGGCTCCGAATAGCCCCAAAGGGAGCTGCTGTCCGCCACCCCTACCGCAGAGACGCGCGCGGTATAGACACCGGTGTAGATCCCTTTCACCTCAATGGACGCCGTATAGGTAACACCGGCATAGATCCAGTCGCCGTCGTCGCGCTTCCACCACACGTTGTAGCGCTGCGCCCCGCGCGGAGCATCCCAGGTGACTCGCATTGTCGCCACATTGACGCCTTGGCTGACCGTGTCGAAGGTGCTCAGCTCAATATTGGTCGGCGGTGCCTGCACCGCACCCGGCAGAATGCTAGTCGGCGGAGTGACAATCTGCGCACCGTTGTCGATCGCCTCGAACTTGCTCGAGTTGTACTGCACGGCCACGATGTCGTACTGCAGCTTGTCATCCCCGAAGTTTTCGTTGACGGTCAGCACACGGTACGTCTCTGCCACAAGCTCGGCGGTCTCAATGGTGTAGATCGATTCCTTGACCGGCACCTTGGAGAAAGCCTGCGTGACGGTGACCAGGCGACCAACGATGGATCGGATGATCCGCGTTTCCGCCACACCCTTTGGCAGAATCACCACCAGCGTATCGCCCGCAGCCGCCGTGACATCGTTATCCAGCGTCACGGTGGTGGAGGTTGCCGACTTGATTCGGCCACCAATCGGTAAGCCAGCGTAATTCTCATCGGCCACCCGGATGATGTCGCCAGGTCGGCAGATAGTCCCATCCAGGCCGACACTGAAGTTGATGGTGCCGGTCTCCAGCCTGTTGGTCAGGAGGATGTACTTGCCTGCTCGCTGTGCCTGCCCTTGAGAAACACAGCCGAAGGCAGTGATCTCGGTTTCCCGGATTCCGTAGCGGCCGATTGCAGTCTGGTCCTGGACATACTCGACGCGCTGGTTGCCGAAGTTTTCCCGATCACTCCAGGCAACCTTGGCCACGCTGAAGCGGGTGGAGCCGCTCGATCCAGGGCGATTGAACTTGCCATCAATGACGTTGGCATTGGTGTAGGTGTATACCGGGTCGCCTGGCATGTCGGCCGCGCAAGCGACCTCACTGCCGGCGTAGTAGCTCATGCCACGAAAAACGCTGGCGAGATCCTGAAGCACGGTCAGCGCTTCGGCGCGAGATTGGAGGTAGACGTTGCAGGTGAAGCGCGGTTCTTGCCCCCCCTTTCCGTCCGACACCATAAGGTCGCAGTACTGCGCGATCTGATAAAGCCCCCACTTGTCCACCTGGTTCGCGTCAATGAACCGGCCCAGGCCATAGCGATCGTTCAGGACAATATCCCGCCAGATCCATGGTGGGCAGTCGGTCCATGCGAGCTTGAAGGTGCCATCCCAAGTGCCTGTGTAGGTCCGAGTGCCAGCGTCGTAATTGCTTGGAACCTGTACGATGCGCCCTCGGATCCGATAGGCACGCTCGGGAACTGCTGAGAACTGGCTGGCATCGATCTTCAGGCCACACAGGGCGGTGTACGGATACTGCAGCTTGGCGTCGATGATCTCCGTGTAGGTGCCAATCGAAGTCGTGGCTTGGATGCGCGAATCAGACGAGTCCGGGGTTGTCCTGCGGACCCGGACGCGCCATCCGGTGGTAGCCTTGGGAAAGTCGATCCGGTGCGAGCGCTGGTAACCCGTGGTCGTTTTGCCCGTGAAGGAGCTCTTGAGGACCGTTTGATAGTCACCATCATCCGTCGACAGATCGATTTCGTAGTTGACGGTGTAGCCGACCATGTCGCCGTCGCTCTCGGTCTTCACCAGGGAACCGACTGCGAGCTGAATACGGACAGCAGAAAGCTCAAGGTTGCTGAACGACTGCACCCAGGCCTGGCTGGCCTTTAGCTCAACGCCGACCGAGGTTTGCGACTCTACCGCTGGGAAGCCTGCAATATGGTCCTGGTCGTGCTCGCCAGTGCGCTGCTCCCAGCTCACGCCGGTAAAGTTCATGCTGCCGTCGCTGTTGGCCAGCGGGGTCTTGTCCAGGTAGATGGACTGGGCGCCATTTACCAAACCAACAATGGGGCCCTCGCTGATGCCGTCCAGGATGTTCGCATAACTGATGTTAATCAGGCTGTCCGGGCTTTCTACGGGCGTGTGCGGTTTGGACTCGCCTTTGGAGCCCTGGATGGACAGATCAGTCATGGAAGCCTCTATTGCTGGTCTTCGGCGCGGATGCCAAGGGAAAGCTGAGCAGAACCAGTTGTCATCTCGCCGTAGCAGAGAGGTACTGGGTTACCTTGGGTTATGGTGTTCTTGATGCCTGAGAAGTTGTAACTGGGCTGGTTGGCGGCGGCTTCGCTGCTGTCAATTTTGGCTTGCTGGCCGGTGATCATTTGGGCCACCCCGCCTATGGCTAAAGATATGCCGACCATGCCCGCCGTTGTCCACGCTGCCGAGGCGGTTCCGAACAGGGCGCCAGAGCCAGTAGCAGCCAAGCCTCCGGTGAAGTAGCTGGCCGCCGCAATCAGAACAACCCCGAGCACCGTCTGAAGTCCTCCTCCGCTTTTACTCCCTTGAACTACAGGAGAAATTCGAATTGCAGCGTCTCCAGGAGGGGCGACTAGCTCATCCATTCCAATATTTCTTTTCCCGTAGAACACTGCGAAGACAATGCCCCGATCCTTAGAGGCCGCTAGAAACTGATTGAAGCCGGGAAACAAAACACCAAGCGCCTTCACAGCCTCGGCAGATGAGTTCACGGCCAATTTATGAACCCTCCCAAATCTTTTCCCTAGCTCACCATGCAAGCGGATAGTTCGGATTCGATCAGACATCCCAATCTCCAGGCATAAAAAAACCCGCGACTGCGGGTTATGAATTTAACTCTCAACTAAAGGCATGCTTCGAGCTCAGACTTTAACGCTTTAGACACCCAAGAGTTTGAAACTTCGTAATAGCTAACCACGCTACCCTGCGGCGTAGAACTAACGTCGGCAAAGTACTCTCGCTGCCCTGCGTATACAGATACACCAGAAGCACGTCCTGGCTGCATTCCCATCGGCATTCCGCCGCCCGACAACTTCCCATCCTGCCAAGCGAACAGTATGCACTTGGCTAGTTCCGCCTCATTCTTGGCGGACTTATATGTGGAAACGGCGCCCTTGGAGCGCATTTCCGGCATGGTAGGAGTCGAGCAACCGGCAATGGCAACAGCGCACGCCAAAAGAATTGTCCGCTTCATATACCGCCTCCCTGTCAAAGCGGAGAATGTACCAGCAGTCACCTCACATCGCGATGCCTCATGTAGAACCGGGCCGCCTCGCGCCAGAAGCCACCAAACACATCACGCTTTGAGTCGCGTCCGTAGAGGTGGTGCAAGATTCCGCCGGGCACCGGGTGGTGTTCTGGCTCAGTCTTCAATCGGCCATCAGCCAGGTACACGCCGGCGTGGTTCGCTTTTTCGGAGCGCACCTGCATGACGATCAGGTCTCCCTGGCGAAGCTCGGCCGGGTCTACCGGATAGAATCCCGCTCTCTCGAAGTTGTCGGCATACAGGTCCTGTCCCTTCTCCCACCAGCCGTCCTCTCGCTCAAAGTCAGGCAGGGTGATGCCCAATTCGCGCTGGTAGTAGTCCCGGACCAAGGTATAACAGTCGAGCACTCCGTGATGGAACGGTCGCCCCACCAGCGGGGCCTGGTAACCAGTGGGCTCATGCACCAGGTGCGCCACAGGCTCGCCTTCTCGCACCTCGATGATGATCCAGGGCAAAGCCGTCGCTTCCATTGCCGTCCGATCGGCACCGCTGAGCCGGGCAGATTGGCCGGGGTGACTATGGACCACCGAGACAATCTCCCCCTGATCCTCGGCGTCAGCCCAGTCCTCGGCGCGGATGCGAAAATCCTGCTGAGGATTCGCCGCAGCGTTGGCCATCGGCAGGTACTCCAGCCTCCGACCAACTCTGACCAGAAGCCCGCAACACTCCTCCGGCGCCTTAGCGCGCGCATGCGCATACATGGCCGTAACGACAGCCTGCGAAATCTTCATGGGTTAATCTCAGTTGCCTGCGGAAGGGAAGCTGCCGTAACGCAGTGGGTTGTTCGCGCCAAAACGCAGCTTGCAGCCGGTGAGCGTGCCCGAGCACATGTCTTGCTCGGGGTCATCGGTCGACACATCCTTGTCGGTCGCGTAATTCGATCCGGTGTAGCCGCAGTAAGCGCCTCGGTACCCGCCGATGGTGAGCCACTGGCAGCAGTTTGCGACGATCTGCCGGCCTGGCAGCTTGCGGTCGGAGGCGATTAGCGGCGACTTGAGGACAAATGAGATCAGCTCGCCGTCTGCTGACTGCTTCTGGTCTATGGTCAGGACGTCATCAGCGAAGTGCTCATCCGGGTCCGCCTCCGGATTCCCATCAGGGAAATTGGCTGCATCGAGGAATCGGCCAAGCGTTCGGTGACGGACTACCCTGGCGTCGATCAGATCGTCATAGATCCGGCAAAGGGCGGTGATCATGCCGGAAACGTTGCCGACGGAGAGGGTCGGGCTATTCTGCTGCCCCTCCCCCGTCATGCCCATACCTTCAACCTTGATCGGCCAAGGCGAGTATTCCATCGCCTGCCAGAAGATCGGGCCCACCTGGGTATAGCCATGGAAATAGTAGACATCCCCGCCCAGAGCTGTGAGATCAAGCTCAAACAGCTCGACGTACTGGCCGGGCGTGAGCTTCTGAATCTCCTCGTAAATGCTTTCGGCCATCAGGCTGCTCCAAAGTGCTGCTCAAAGGTCGCGGTCAGGGTGAACATCCCGGCTCCGTGTGGCGTAACGCCCCAGGTCGCGCAGGTAAAGAGCGAAGGCACCCCAAGCGGTGGGGTCCAGTTGAATGGTATGAATCCTTTCCGAGCCCGTAAGAAGCCCAGGATCTCCAGCACGTAGGCCTCCTTCCCTCGAAAGGTCAAAGGCCAGCTCTGCACTTCATTGTTGATGCCATCCCCGGCCACCTGCCGGTAGCCGTTTCCGAACTGCGCGCTGCGCACGCGGAATGTCCCAGTGCCCGTCGGTTCGATATACGGGCACCAAGTAAAGTTGTCTGCCATGGTGGATGCTCTGTTTTATGTCAGCGAACGGGGCGGTTGATCGCAGTCCAGATCATCCCGCCGCGACCGAGCTGCTTAGCGATCTCTTGGCGGGCGCCATCCTGGGCAGCTTTCGCATAGGCTTGAGCCACTGCATTCATGTCGCCGGTTGCCGTGCCGGTCTGGCCACCGGATCCATCGACAGAGATCTGCTGCTGAATGATCACTGGCGAGCTACCTCCGCCTTGGCCTATAGCCTGCATCGCTTCGCTCGAGTAGGCGCTTGCACTAGGGCCGACGTACCCGCCATCTGCATACCCCTTGGCGTTGAGGCCTTCCAAGAAGGCCCGCATGCCAGGCTGCTCCACAACCTCCTTGCGCAGCACGAACTCTCCCGCGTGAACGATGCCAGCAGGGTCGAACTTGCCGCCTGAGCCGGTGTAGCCACCATCCCAGAATCCGCTTGGCGTGTAAGTCATGCCAGATGAAGCGCTACCCAGCCCGAAATCGAACCCACCGGAGCCTCCTGCAGAGGCTGACGACGCGTACGAGCCAGCGGCGGACGTGGCCAGGCTGGGGAGGATGCTGGAAAACACATTGGACGCTGCCGCCTGCATGGCCATTTTGGCAACCATCTTGCCGAAGCTGACCGCCACATCACCGAACTTCTGGTCCGCACCGAACGCCCACTCGACCGCTGCATCGGTCAACCCATCGAACAGCGAGGTAAAGGCGTTGCCCATCTGGCCGGCAATGTCCTTGGCTTGGTCCATGTAGTTGTGCAGCGCATCGCTTGCGCCGGAGAGCCAGTCCGATTGCGCATCGTCAAGCTGCGCATAGTAGCCTTGCTGGTCGGTTAGGCGCTCAGCAAGAGAAGCCTTGAGCAAGCCAGTTTCCTTGCGGAAAAGTGAGTCGCTTATGTCACCGGCGTTACGCTGCGCCTGCAGTTCGGAAAGCTTGTCGTTGTACTCCTGCTCAATCTGCAGGTTCTGCCGCAGCCGATCCCGGGCCTTATCGCCGAGACCAGCGCCAGCCAGGTCAATTGCAAACCCGGAGCGCGCGGTTGCATTTGAGGCCGCCAGCGTGGCGGCATAGGAAGCGGCTTTAGCATTGTCTTCATTGGCCTGCTTGAGCTGTTTGAGTCGGTCCAGTTCTTCAGCCAGTTGCGAAAGGCGAGTCTGCTGCTGGCCACTCAGGCCTTTCAGCTTTCCGGCGGTCATTTCGAACTGCAGCTTGGCCACTTCGGTCGCATCTTTGCGCTTGTCGACTTCAGTGTTGATCAGCTCAATCTGCCGTTTGTAACCTTCCTCGGTCGTGTCGAACTGGCTCTGGAGCTTTTTGGCTGCGGCTTCAGCTGCCTTTGCTGCGGCTTGGGCATCGGCAGTCGGGGCCTTGAAGGTTCCCTTCGCGCCTTCCTTGTTCAGCAAAGCCAGAGCGCCGGCGATCTCCTTGATCTTGCCGCTGGCCTGGCCAGAGGAGCCGGCCTGATCAATACGGCCCCACAAGCGGTTATAACGCTCATCCATCCGATCAAGGTCTTTGCCCACTCCATCAGCCAGGCGTGACGAATTCTCCTGAATTTTTCCGATAACTTCCGACGGTTTGGACAAGTCCACCCCATCAAAGGCGCCGCCGATGATGGTGACAAGGCCCTTAATGGACCTCCCGGTCAGCTCAAAGGCATAGGCAACCATCAATGCCGTTTTGGCACTGACATCCAGAATCAGCCGGAGCCCTTCCGACAGAACTGACATCGACTCAGTGTCCTGGCTCAAGTCGAACAGGATGTTGGAGTAATCGCTCAACGTAGGCATGAGCGCGGCAGCCATCTGGTTTTTGATGCCCGCCATTGACTGCTCGGCCAGCCACCCAGCTGCCGCCAGGTTCTGGGTCGCAACAATGGTCTTCTCGTCCATGATCGCGCCAGCCTTCTCGGCAGCATCGCCAAGCACCGCGAATCCTGCCCCATTGTCGCGCAATAGCGGTAGCAATAGGGTCGCATCGTTGGCCAGCGATTCCATCTGCTGGGTCATCTCAGCCTGACTCAGGCCTGCCTTCTGCAAGCTTGTGGCGAACAGTTGCAGGGCCTGCGGGCCTGACAGGTTGCGGAACTGATCGGCGGTCACCCCCACTTTTGGGGCGATAGTCTTGAAGAAGTCCTGCAGTTCGCCGCCGCCATTGAGGAGGAAGTCACCAACCTTGTCGTTCACATCCTTGAAGATGTCCGCCAGCTTGTCGTTCTCTACGCCTACCGATCTGGCACCTGCTGCGTACTTCTGAAACTCCGTCGTGCTGCTGCCGGCCACGGAGGCGAAACGGCTGATTTCACTTGCCGCCTGCACGGTGGAAACAGTGAACGCCGCGAGCGCCGTAACGCCAGCGGCTATCCCTGCGCCAATTGCTACCCCAGCAGCCTTGGCATTCTTCTCCACTTCCTTTCGCCATTTGAGGGAGCTCCGCTCGGCCTTGTCCATGCCGGCGACGAATCCTCCCACTTGGGCGATGACATTAAGCGTCAAGGTGCCAAGAGCCTTGCTTGCCATCTCTTTCTCCGAACATGGGAAACCACACCGCAAGGCACGGCCGTCAGGTCAGGACCAGGATTCGATTGCCTGTTCTAGACTGACCGGCCCTGCCTGGTCGTGTGGGGTGAAGTCTTCCGGCGTAAACGGCACCGGCCGAATCTTGGTGTCCCGGCATTGGTTGGCCATGATCGAGGCGAGGAGCCCGCCGACACGCTCGATTCGCATGCCGATATGCAAAGACCCGCGGCGCTTAATGAACTTGGCCCACGAGTAAAACTCGCTAAGGCTCAGGTTTTCTTGCGCCTGGGCGATCGTTTGGCCGCCGACTCCGGCGAGGACGAGTTCGTGCCAGAGCTCGTCGAGGTCGGTGAGCTCGGCATCTTTCCCAGGTTGTTCACCTCATGGATCACCGTCAGCAGCGCCACCGTGAGGTTGCCGTCCAGCGCGCCAAGCCGCTTGGTGCTTTTCGGATCTTTGGCGAGTTCTACAGGGTCCAACGGGCCATGGGTGATGTCCACTGCGGTGAACACTGGGTTGCCTTCTTCATCGCAAATGGCGGCAGCGATACGACCAGCAATGCTGTCCTGCTTACCGGTTGCGGCGAGTACGTCACTCACAGCGGCCTGGTAACCCAAAGGGCGAACGAAAACGGTAGCGGTAAAAGTGTCTTCACCTTGTTGCCAGGTGATTGGCTTTTCAACTGGTCGTCCGGTAAACGAACCAGACTTTTGCAGCGAGTCAATGGTGAGCTTCATGCTGGCCCTCAAGCGGTTTTCTTGATCCAGGCGGAACCGCCCGAGCGTTGAATGGATACCGCAGTGCTGACCACTGCATTGGCTGCGAAGTCGAACGGGAAGTCTGCAACGTAGCCCTCGTAGACGAACCAAGTGCGGCTTTCGGGCAGCTCGAAGTCATCCCCTTCGGTGTTGAGGGTCGGCGCTGCGGTGCCATCCGACCAACCCACTGCCCATTTGACCGTGGTGTCACCATCGGCCTCGGACATCTGATGCAGGCGAATGTGGCTGGCGTTGTTGGGATCGGCGTTGATGGTCAGAGACGCTTGGCCAGGGGTTCGCAATCCAGGCTTGTAGGTGCGCTCCTTCGAGCTGAGGCACGTGTCCTCGATCTGCTCCTTTGGAGATCCGCCAGGATTGAAGGCGGTGGCGCATTCCACCTCCATCACGGTAAGCGGGCCTGTGCCAGTGGCAGGTGGCACCAGGGCGTAGACCTGGGTGCCTTGGGTCAAAATCGACATGGTGGTCTCCTGTCGGGCAAAGAAAAGCCCGCACTGGGCGGGCTGGGGGTGAACTGTTCGGTTATCCAGAGTGGATGGAAACCCAGTAACGGGGGGGCAAAGGTCGTAGTAGCGTTGTGCCTCCAATGAACCGCCCCGGCCATCGCCGGAAAGCCCATGGACCGGCGCACTCGAAAAGGGAGATTTAACTTGAGCGATAAGACCATCGATCAACGGGTGGAAGAGCTGGAACTGGTTCTGCGTACTCTGATCGCTTTCAATGTGGACGCCACGGCTGCTCTCGGGCGTGTGCTTTCGACAGGTAACCCGATGATTGCTCATTCAATCGCAATGGATCTCGGACGGCTTAAACACAACCACAAAACCAATATCGACAATAGCTTGTACGGTGGCTACGTCGACAATCTGATCACCGGAATCACTGGCCAAGCTTGAATCCGGCAGCGTAGTAGTAGCCGTAGAGAGGGTGCTGAACCATCAGCACTCTCCAATCGGAGGAAGCCTGCCTTACCTCGCCCTCTTTCTTATCGCTCGCCATATCTCTTCTCCTGCGGCCGGGCCGCGTCATTTATCTACGGACTATCCAGTCCACGTCGAAGCTGGTTCGGTAATTCTTGGTGGTTGGGTCTCTGCCCTCTACGCCCCAACGGGTGACGTTGGCGCGCAGCTCAACCGCGTCACGAATAGCATCGCGCACCTGACGCACCGAGGTGCTGGTGGATCCGTATACGTCGACCTGCAACGTGAAGCCGTCGACATCTGGCCGACCGGCCAGGTAGTTCTCTGGGGTGCCGTTCACCAACTGCCAAACCGCATAGGGCTTGGTCACGCTATCCGGCGCTTCACCGAAGGAATACAGACGGAGGTCGGCGCCTGCCCCGAGCAATGCCGTCACACCGGCATCCTGGGAGCACACTTGAAAAATCGGTGGAGTCATGAGGGTGGGGCCTTCTTCGCAGCGCGTCGGATGGCGCGGTCAATCGACTTTTCGTACTCAGTTACGAAGGTGCTGGTCACCTCGCTGATACTGTTGGCCAAGGCCGGTCGCATGAACGGTGCCGCCGCCATGAGCTCGGTGCCGAACTCAATGAGGCGCCAATGCGGAGTTGGGGCATTCGTCGAGGTATCAACCTCCTCTCCCTTCTTCGCCAGCACAGCGCCATGCAGCACACCGATACGAAAGCCCAGATCGCCTGTTTTCTTGAACAAGCGTCCATTCCAGCGCAGTGCGATGTTGTCCGAGATCGACCGCCCAGTGGCTTTGTCGTCGATGCGCTCGGCGCCTTCCTTGGCCTTCTGCACTACAACCTGAGCAGCCTTGCGCAGTGCGGCCCGGCCACCCTTGCGGCGAACGTCATAGCTGATCGAGTCCAGTTTTCCGAGCAGGCCGTCCAGGCCGGTGATGCTGAACTCGACACCGTCAGCCATCCTTCACCCCTTTCGAGACCAGAATCGTCAGGTACTCCCGTCCGGACTTGTCGTCTTCCAGGGGCGGGCCTTCGATGCTGTACACCTCGTCGCGGTAGATGATTCGCATGGTTGGCAGCACACCTGGGCGATATCGGATCACCATGCGAGCGGTGGCCTCGGACTGGGCCGCCTTCGCTGCCACCAGGTCACGGGATGACAAAGGCTCAACTCGGGCCGGGCACTTCGGCCACTTCGTCACCCACGCCGGCTCCGCAAATTCACCTGTATCAAGATCCCTGGCCTGAGTGAATTCCTCGATGTCGATCCGATGCCGGAGCTTGCCGGCCTGCATCACACACCCATCCGGATGCGATACGGCATCAGCAGGTGCTGCGACGCCACCGGAAGCTCGGTAGCGATGGTCCCGGTCACGACGTCTTCACGGTTGGCAAACAGGTGCCCAAGCTTCAACAGGCAAGCCGCCTGGATGGAGGGGTTGAGCACCATGCCATAGGCGATGGCGTCGGCCTGGTCATACGCATCGGCAAGAGCCTGGCGGGCGTGGTCAAGGAGTCGGCAGCGCAGCGTGTGGTCCTGCTCTGCCTCAGCTGCAGCGACCGCCGCAGAGTTCGCCTCCTTGGCTTGCTGCAGGGCGGCCGACACGCCGGCGCGGGCTTCGTCGAGCGTCACCTGGTCCAGGTAGAAGCGGCGGTTTAGGTACTGCATCGCCGCCTCCTCCGCCGCATCGAGCTGAGCCTGGACCAGGATCTGGTCCTCAGGCTCGGCAAGCAGGTGGTGCATGGCGATGTCGATGGCGATCACGGACATGGATCACTCCTTCTTGGTTGCTGCACCCTTCCCGCCCTTGTTGGCCGGTTCTGGGGCCTTCTTGTTTTCAGGCTCCTCGGCTTTCTTCACGTCGTATTCCTCGATCAGGCCATTGCGGAGCAAATCGCGGGCGCGCAACTCCTCAACGGTGATTTCCGTACCGCGCTTGGCATAGACACCGCCGTTGATAAACCCCTTGATAGTTTTGACTTTCACTTCCGACATATGCAGTCACGCCCGGTTTCCCGGGCGCGCTCCTGGGCAGGTTACGGGGTGGCTTCGAACTCGCCATGAACGAACGACTCTGGGCGGTAGACCGCCAGTGCCAGGCGCTCCTCGGCGCGGATGGTGACCATGTTGGTGCGGAAGTTGTCGCCGTCTTCGGTGGAAACCTCGACGGCCGCTTCCTCACGGTCGAACACCTGGGCGGCGATGTTCATCGCGCCTACCAGGAACTCACCTTCCGGCACAGCGTTGCTGTCCACCACAGGCAACTTCCACAGGCGCTGTACGCCGCCTTCCTGGACGTTCACCCAGATGTAGGAGCCGTTGGCGTCTTTGGTCAGCTCGATGTCGGCCCAGTCAACCGGGTTCAGAGCGATGGCCGAAGCACGGTACTCGGCAATGCGAACCTGCAGAATGGCGCGGCGCAGGGTGTCGATCTTGGTGTCGCCCGCCTTGCGCAGAGCGTTGTTGAAGGCAGTAGCCTGGGGAATCAAGCCCAGCAGGTTCTGGCCGGTACCGTCGCCAGCGAGCAGCTGCTCTTCTTCCTTGTACTTCAGGCCGTAGATCGCGCGGCCGTTGATGTAGCTCTGAAGGAGCGGAATGTCCGACAGTACCTGCTTGGAAGCGCGGAACCAGTGGGCAATGGTGATGACGTTGGTGGTCTTCAGGCCGAAGGACAGATCAGACTGGGATTTCGCGGCACCCTCACCCGCCTGGGGCGCGGCCATGTTCTGGAAGCCGGTTTCCTGCACGAACTCGACCGCGTTCGAGCCGGTGCGGCCCGGCATGATCAGGTCGCGAATGGTGAACTCACGCTCCGGCCCAACCACGATGCCGGGCACACGGGTCGGCTGGATAGCCACGCCGACGCCACCGGTGCCGGTGGTAGCGCTGGTGATGTTGGTGACTGCCTTCCGGCCCACTCGAACGATGCCGCGACCGCGAGTTTGCAGCGCCTTGAAATCGTCGCATTCGGTCAGCTCTTCGCCTGCAGACTTGAAATCGACAGGGTCATTCGCGGAGAAGCGGCGAGCCATCTTCTGCTCAATCTCCTGCAGGCGGTCCTGCAGGCCCAAGCCGTCTTTCACCAGGCCATCGAGGATGGTCTTGGTGTCGGCCAAGATGGTGCCGTGCGACTTGATCTCTTCAGTGGCCTTGGCGGCGAATGCCTTGATCTCTTTATCGCGCTCGTCGAGCAGGTCGTTGACTGCCTTCAGTTGCAGCTTGTCATCGGCGTGCTCCTTGCGCTGGAACTGGCGGTGTTCGGAGCGAGCCTGGTTGCTCATGGCGTTATGCATGATGAATCCTCAAAACGATGGGAGAGAAAGTGCCGGACGCGATTTCAACGCCTCGACGATTTCGATTGCTGCCAGGTCGCCCTCGGACTCGCTCCGGAGCAGGTGCTGCAGTCCGCGGTTGGCAATCACCGTGGACTGAGATTTCGAGAAGCCTGCCTCGCGCAGGAGCAACTCAAATTCGGGCATCGAAGGCAGGCCGCCATGGGCCAACTTCGACTTGATGGTGTCAGTGCGCGCCTCGTCATTTGCGGGCACGGTGACGATGGAGACCTCGATCAGGTCCAGCTTGGTCAGCGTTCGGATCCGGGTCTTCTCGTCAAAGCTCGATTCGCGGACGTAGTAGCCAATCGACAGGCCGGTGATCGAACGGGTCTGCATGCCGCGGTAGGCGATGCGCGCATAAGGTGCGTCCTGCAGCCAGAGCTCCCCGGCGCCGAACAGCCCCCGGTCGTCTTCCTTCATGCTGCTGATGTCCCAGCTACCGATTGGCTCGCCGGTGCGGTGCTGCCAGAGCACAGGGAAGGTTCGCGACTTGGCCTTGGCGTCCTCGATCGACTCCAGGAAGGCGCCAGGCGCGACCACCTCGTTGTAGCTGTCGACCACGCCGAACACCGAGCCGTAGCCAGAAAAAAGGCCGTCGTCGCCGACAGCCTTCACGTCATAGTCGAAGGAGCGGTACTTGACCGCCGCCAGTCGATCCTTGTGTCTCATGGGGTATTACCTCTTGGCTGGTCGTTGAGCCAGTCGAGCAGCGCCGCCTTGGCCTGGTTGGCGCCGCCGGGGTCTTCGCCCAGCTTGTCGATCGGCAGCATGTTGGATTGCACGGTGAGCTTCGCCGCGTTGCCACCCTCCGGCGGCAGGTTCTCTTTGCGGCGGCAGTCGTCCCGGGTGTAGATCCCGTTCTGGGTCATGGAGCTGTAGAAAGCTGCACGCGCCGCGCTGTCCATGCGCAGCAGCCCTTCCGGGTTGAACTTCACGTAGAAGCGGCGTCGCTCATCTGGGCGCAGCAGGCGCCTGTTGGCGCACATCTCGATGCGTTTAATCCAGGGCAGCAGGGTGAAGGACAGGAAGCCGATCATCTGCTGCTCCATGCCGGTACCCCAGCTGGTGGAGTTCTGAGTGTGCCCGACCATCCAGGGCGGCACCCGGAACCATCGGCAAATTTCCTCGACGTTGAACGCCCTGGTCTGCAGCATCTGGGCATCCTCGGGCGTCATTGAGACCTGCTGGTACTTCATACCCGCCTCAAGAACCATCGTCTTGCCGTGGTTGGTCGCGCCGGAGAACTGCTTGATCATGTCCTCGCGGATGTCCTTCCGCTGGTCCGGCTTAAGAATCTGGTCGGTTGACAGAACGCCGCCCAGCTTCATGCCGTTGGCGAACATCTTGGCCGCCGACTCATCAGCCGCCATGGCTGAGCCCAGTACCTGCCGACCGTAGGCCAGCGGCGACAGTCCGCAAAGCGGGTCCACCCCGAAGGCTCGTACGTGAACCATCTGATCCTCGGTAAGCGTGTGAGGCTTGCCGAAGTTGTCGGTGTACCGGTACTCGATGGAGCCGTCCGCCAGGCGCCGCGGGGGCGACATGTTCTGCGGTAGCAGGAACTCCAGACTCGTCAACGTCCGGCCGCTCTGATGGGGCTCGCAGAATGCGTTGCCCTGCAGGAGCAGGCTGGCCATGACGTTCTCCCAGAACTCCACGGGGGTTTGGTCAGCATTCGGCTGCTGACTGATGACGAAGTTGACCGGGTGAGAGCTGGCCACCACTGGCGCGCCGTTCTTGTCCTCGTACAAGGCGACCGGCAGCGTCGCGATGGTTTCGGCGATCAGCCGCACGCAAGCCCACACAGTCGAGAGCTGGAGAGCCGTTTGCTGGCTGACCACCTTCCCTGATGCCGAGTCGGTGCCGTAGAAGGTGTTCCAGAAGGCGGAGTCGGTGAGGCCGATCTTGCGCCCCGCCCAGCCCGCAAGGCTCGATGCCACTCCCGGCTCGGCCGACTTCAACAGGGCCTGGCCGAGGATCTGAGTGAGTGATTTAGCCACCGATCAACCCCTTGCGGATGAAACCCGCGGCGACCAGCAGCGAGCCGGCCGCAGCCAGCAGCGCGTAACCCAGGCCGGCCAGCACGTATACACCCGCTACGCCCAGCAGCAAGCCGCCGGCGGCAAGCACCAGAAAGATGATCAGGCCAGTTTTCATAGGTAGTCCCGTTAGCCAACCACGATCGGGCTGGCAAGAAAGTCATCGAAGTGGCCGGAGTCATCGATACCGAGCTTGATGGCCACGGCGCAGCCGGTGATCAGGCTCACCATGCCGTCGATCTTGTTCTCCGGGCGCTCCTTGTTGGGGTAGATGTTGTCCTTCACGTCCAGCTTCGCCACCACGTTCGAGGCCATCCAGGTCAACACCGGGCAGTCACCGTGGGCTAGCTTTCTCTGGAGCACCAGGGCTTCAACCTCTTTCATGGGCTCGCTCAGGTTCTGCACCGTCTGACGCAGCTCAACCATCGGCAATCCTTCGGCGTCCATTTCCTGTGCCAGCTGGGTAGCCTGCCACGGGTCGTAGGCGTAGGCCCGGATGTCGAAGCGACCGGCAAACTCGCGCATATCCTCCTTGATCACTTCGAAGTCGGTGACCTCTCCGTCGGTCAGAGTCAGCAGGCCGAGCGCATCGAACTCGCGGTACCGTGCGGTGTTGCTGTCCAGCTCCTCGAGCACTCGCGCTTCTGGCAGGTAGTACCTGGCATGGATATGCCAGAACGGGTCGTCGCCATGAGGCGGGAAGATCAGCAGGTTCGCAGCAATGTCGATCTTGCTCGCCAGGTCGAGACTGCCGTAGCACGGGCGACCCTCCAGTTCTGCCAAGCTCTTCCTGGCCGGAGCCTCTTTCCAGCGCAGCATGTTGAGCCAGGCATTCTTGGCGCCTACCCACTCGTTCAGGTGTTTGGTGCGGAAGGTGGCCTGCTTGGTTGCCGACTGCATCGCGTCACGCTGGCGGGCCAGCAGGAAGTCCTCGCCGACCGAAATGCCGAAGTTCGGATTCGCCTTGCGCAGCGCGATCTCGCTGGTCCAGTCATCACCATGGTCAATGGTGTAGAGCGCGGGCCAGAGATCCGGACGCTCAATGACCCCTTCCAGCATCCGCTCGGAGTCGCGGATCAGCTGGTGGCACGGCCCGCCGATGCTGGACCCCGCAGTGGTTATGACTAGCATGATTGGCTGCTCACGGGCGCCCATGCCGGTTTCCATGGTGTCGTAGAGCGTCGAATCCTGATGTTCGTGGTACTCGTCGACCACCGAGCAGGACGGCGAAGAGCCGTCGCCAGGCTTGCCGATGACCGGTTCGAAGCGCGACCCATCGGCCAAAACGACCATGTTGGATGCGTTCACGTCGACGCCGTAGTGTTCTCGCAAGTCGTCGGTACGCTCGACCATCAGCTTGGCCGGCCTGAACACCTCCCAGGCCTGCTTCTCCGTGGTCGCGCCAGAGTAGACCTCGGCGCCGAACTCTCCGTCGGCGACGAACATGTACAGACCCACGCCGCCGCCGATGATCGATTTGCCGTTCTTCCTGGGTACGAACACCAGGATCGTCCGGTAACGCCGGGTGCCATCCTTCTTGCGGACCCAGCCGAACGGCACGCAAACCGAGAAAAGTTGCCAGGGCTCCAGCTTGATCAGCTGCTTCTTTCCGCCCCATTTACCCTTGGTGTGCGGCAGAAGCTGCAGGAACTTGGCGACTTTCTCCGCCTTGGCGGGATCGAATTTGTACGGAAAGTCCTTGCGCTTTGAGGCAGCTAGGTCGTCGAGGTGACGCTGGGCCAGCAGCTGGATCCATTTGCAGACGAGGATCTTCCCGGCGACGACATCCTTGGCGTACTTTTCGGCCGCCTTCATCAGCGGAAATTTTACCTTGGCCATTACAGCTCCGCGAATGCATTGCCCTTCGGCGCGTCTTTTTTACCCCCGCCCACCTTGGACCGGTCAGCCGGCGTCATGCCGAACTTGCCGAGCATGGCTTCCAGGCGAACCAGCTTGGCGGCAGGGAAATCAAGGGGGTCGTTGCGGAACTGGGCCAGCAGGTTGGCGGCCAACTCCAGGCTGAGTCGGTCGGAGTTGGTCAGCACATCCCGCGGGGCGTACTTCGCGATCTCCTTCCAGGCGTGGAGCACTGCTCCGTTGATGTGAGCCGGCGGTGCGGTCAGCTCACCCACCGGCTCGGCATCCTCGCGGCGTCGCTGGGGGTCTTTCTTGAACGCACCGGTCAGCTCAAGCACGTTGGTCGGCTTGCGTGGTCGGGCCATTTTGAAAACCTGAATTTTGCGGAAGTGAAAAAAAAGCTGAGGGCGCGGTGTCCGAGCGAAAAGGCCTGAACTTTTGACCCTCCCCCTCCCCGGAAACGAGATTTCGTCTCACCTGCGCCGTTTTCGATCATTTTTTGATCGATTTCGACTCCCGCTGCGTCTTCACCTTGTGGCAATCACGGTTGATCGCCCGAAGATTGTCGTCATCGTCGGTGCCGCCGTGGGCCAGGGCCACGATGTGGTCAACCTCATGCGCTTCGCGGATGCGGCCAAGCTGAGTGCAGTCGTCGCACCGACAGAGGTACTGGTCTCGCTTCAGGATTCGCTCACGCTTGCGGCGCCAGGGGCGACCACCACGGCCCGACCCCTTACGTGTCGCCCAGGCCTTGGCCTGCTCGGCAGCCAAGTCGGCATGGCCATCGCAGTAGCCATTGGCATTGCGGTGCAGAGCACGACAGCCTTGGGCCCGGCACGGCCGCTGAGGTCTCAACGGCATGGCGCGCCACTCAGGTAGGTCTGCGGTGGCGCATCAGGATCGACTCCACCTTCATCCGCCAGGGCTTCGATCAACGCCAGGTTCTGGGTCGCGATCTGTTCGAGCAGGCTGGTCTGCTTCTGCTGCTGGTCCAGAATCTTCTGGAGCAAAGAGATTGCTTGCTCGTTCACGGGCTACCCTCATCCACTTGTTGATCCATTCGCGCCGGGCGGCGCATCCGCTGCAGGCCATTAGGGAATTACCCGGTTCAGGGCTTCGTCTGCCTTGTCGGCCGCCTGGGTAGCTGTGGTAGCAGCCTTCGACGCCTTGGTCGCGGCGCTCTCAGCCTTGCTCGTCAGTTCATCCAAGCGCTTGTCACGCTCAGTCATGGCTGCATCGTAGGCCTTGCGGATCTCATCGACCTGGTGAGCCTGAGTGCTGGCCATTGCCCAGTAGGCTGTCTGCCAACCAAGTACAGCGCCGCCTGCAATCAGCAGCACAGCGATGACCCATACCTCAGCACGACGCCACCAGCGGCGAGCCATGAACTCCCATGCACATTTGTCCATCAGCTGGCACCTCCAAGCTTGCCGCGCAGTCGGGCGATCTCCTCGCTCTGCGTTGCGACTTTTTCGGTTAGCTGCTCAACCTTTTCGGTGAGGTACTGGATGTTGCCCTCCAGCTTTCCCACCGAGATCGCCAGGTCGTTACGCTCTTTGGCGAACTGATCAGCACGGGCCTCAGCCAGCTTTCGAGCCTCACGCTCGGAGTCGAGCAATTCATTCAAGCGGCGGACGGTGCCGATATCGGCGCTGTCCATAGCGCGGTCGGTGGCATCCTTCGAGAGGAACTTCCTCAACCACAAGAAACCGCCCAGCAATACTGTGCCCGTGCCGCCCAGCCAGGTGGCTGTGCCTGGGCCGAGGTCGGTCGGGTCCATTCAATACTCCATCGGGAAAAGTTCGAATCAGCGGCGGTGAAGCAGTCCGCCCGGCTTGAGCTCTTGGCGGATCACATCGCGTACCGCATCGGCAGGATCAGGGATCTGGGAATGCAAACCCAAGCTAGGTTCGCTATCAGTAATTTGCTCAGTGAGGAGACGCAATACCTCACAGACATCGCCCTCCTTGATGGCACGCTCCACGTCGGTTTGGCCGGATTTTGTCTCGCCTCGCGAAGTATCAACGCCAAGACCAATGCCGGCAGTGACGTAATTGCCTGCAGCATTCTTGGTCAACGTCAAAGTGAACCGAGACTGATCATTGAAAATCACAGTGCTCGGCTTAAATTCAGCCATCGCAGCCTCCAGCGCACCAATGCGGCCGGAAGAAGCCTCATCTGCAGATGCTCGAGCGGTTGTCTCTTCAGTAATCCGGGAGCTAATTGAGAAGTCATCAACCAGCGCCTGGTTGATATAGGTAACGCCATCTACAACGACGAATGGCTTGCCCTCGCTGCGCATGCTGGAACGACCTACCATCGAATGCACCTTGGGGCGGCTGGCTCCGGACTGCTCCAAGTCACCAATGCGAACTGGTCCACACAGACCGCCGTTAATCTCGATTAGCTCTTTTGTGATCTTCCAGCCGGACTCGCCCGGCACGTAGTCGGCGCTCTGCATTTGCTGTACCCCTAAAATGAAAAGGCCCGCCGTTACGGCGAGCCTGTATTGAGACTTTTCCCAGCTAAATGAACTAGTGCTCTACTTGAGAGCCGGTGAATTCATTTCCTACCCACATCGGCAACGGTCGCGAATCAATTGATGTCCTAGGCCTGCCATTCCTACAATTATCCACACAGATCCTGTAGTCACGGTCGCAAGGCGCTATACAGGCTTTTAGCCTTCGGCTGCACTCAGCCGCACCTAAACCCATTCTCTGGCAGGTTTCATCGCTGGAGCGGCAGGGCTTTTCACATCCGGCTTTAAGGCTTGCGCAAACGTCTAGACACTCCGCCGAAACAGGCAAGCTGAATGATGCCAATGCAATTACCACCGCTACGCCACTCAATTGAGCGAGTGAAAGCCAACTGCGTACGAAAGTTTTCATAGGCGACTTGTCCTTACATGGCAGAGCTGGCTTTAAGAAAGCTAGCAGTCATACCGAAAGCCACAAGGCCAAAAACAGAAACCCCGACACAATGGCCGGGGTTTGTCTGTGTCGCGCCGTTGCAAGCTGGACACGCTGCTATGAAAACAGGTGTTTATCCGCGCGGAAAGCTTTTATGCAGCCTCGGGCAATTGCTCCAGCGCGCAATCGATCCAGGCCACTCCAGTGTTAATCGGCTCGCGAGCCTTGGATTCGCTCATCTTGTGCTCAGCGCAGGTAATCCCCTCAGCGAAGCAGCGATATTTTGCTTTCAGGCTGATCTCCAGAAACAAAAAAGCCCAGCATTATGGCTGGGCTTCATGAAGCGGAAGTATCACAGTTTTAGCTTGCTACGTTTTGGGGTGCTGCCAGAGGGGTCCGGGTTTTCCTTCTCAGGCTGAGGTTCCAGCACTTGTTTAGGCGGTTCCCCACCGGCTTCGCAGGGTGCCTTTTCCAGTGCAGCGTCATGAGCATCGGATTTGGAATCATAGGCATCCGGTAGCTTCCTGTATCCGCATATCAGAAACCACAGGCCATCTTCCTCAATAATCTTGTACCCATTTGGCACGCAAACCTCCATCCCTAGAAATTTCGCAAACAAAAAGCCCCAGTTCATAAACTAGGGCTTCGGATCTCAATCCCGGTCACGCGCAGGGATGTGAGGATGATTGGCAATTTCGCTCATTCGCTCACCATTGTCAATCTATTCGTTCGATCAGCTGCTCCCGCTCAAGGATCTCGGTCACATGGATTACAGCGCCCTCCTCCAAGGCCTCCAGGCACTTGTGGATACCTCGACGCCAACGGCTGCGGGTGGAATCAGGGCGCGCCTCGGTGTCCCAATTGTTCACGTCGTAGAACTCATCCGGCAGCACCGCAACATCGGTCGAGCGCTTGCCCTGCTTTCCCTTCATCTTCGGGATGAACCACACGGTGGTGGCTTTGTAGATGAAAAGGGACGGTGCCGGCGAGCTAATCCGCGGGATGGTACGAGCAATAGCACTGACGCGGTTGGCCTTGTGAGTGGAATACCTGCCAACCAGCACATCCCAGTGAGCCGGGCTCAGCACGCGATGCAGCAGGGCATGCAGGATGCAGTCGTAGTCGAACTGGTCTCGGGCCGAAAGAAGGGCTCGGAACCCACCGGTGCGCGGGCCTGAGTCGATCAGCTTCTGCCAGCTTTGCCGTGTCGCGTTGCTGGTGCTGTCCGCCGCCAGCACCCTGACGATCGCCGCCATTACCCCTTGATAAACCATTGGTTGGAAGTCCGCCAGCATTCGGCGCGGCTGAACCGCAGTTGCGCTGCTCATCGCATCATCTCCAGTTCTTCATCCACCACACGAACGCACTCGTCGAACACCTCCTTCGGTACCCGCGAGTTCAACTCGCGCAGGATGGCCTTGTCGCGGGCCTGCCACGCCGGGCAGTTGCGCTTAGCCTCGACTCGCAGGGCCTTCATGTGCTGCATCAGCCGCTGACGGTCGCGGTTGATGTGCTTGAGCGCGGCCTTGGCCCGGTGGTACCAGACGGGATCGGCATAGCGCTTCTCGGTCTTGGCCAGCCCTTCAGCGACGCCGATCTGGCACTCCAGGCGGATGGCATCGCGAGCCAGGGCCTCTTCCAGCACCTCGCATTCGGCCAGGGTGGTGGGCAGCTCAACCGGCCCGCGTGGGGCATTGCTGGCCACCGGGGCATTGCCAGTGGCAACAGGCGGCTCGGCGCCAGCGCGCTTTGTCACCGTCACCGACACGACCGGGGTTGCAGGCATACGGGCTGGCGGCTTGCGGCCCGGCCAGAGATCAGAAAGTTTCATAGTGCTTGCTCCCCTTACGGTGCTTGGAGAAATTCAGGACGCGGCCCATCTCGACCTCGTCGTCACTTGGCGGGCGACCGCCGAACGGCACAAAGCGCACGTATTGGCCCTGGGCCTGGACAAGGCAGGTGCCGGGCTTGCCGTGGCGGCACTTGCCTACGATCAGCTCGGTGACGCCGTTCTGGCCTTCCTCGCTGTCAGGATCGCGGTGCACAAGGATCACGGCATCGGCGTCCTGCTCGATCTGGCCAGAGTCGCGGAGGTCACTCGGGCGTGGGCGTTTGTCAGGGCGGTTGGCTGGACCGCGGTTCAGCTGCGCCAGCACGATCACCGGCACACCGAGCTCCTTGGCCAGGTTCTTGAGGGCGGTGCTGATCTTGCCCACTTCCAGGGCGCGGTTCTGGCCACCCTCGGATGCGATCAAGGTCAGGTAGTCCACCACCAGCACATCCAGCCCTTCACGCTTCTGGCACTGCCGGGCGATAGAGCGGATGCGAGGCATGGTCATGCCGGCCTGGTCGTTGGCGTACAGCCTGGCGCGATTCAGCAAGCTCACAGCGCTGGTGATCTTCGGCCAGTCATCGTCCTGCAGGGTGTTGCCAGCGTCGATGCGCGACAGGTTCACGGCGCCAAGGGAAGCAATGCCCCGCGCGGTCAGTTCTTCCTTGGTCATTTCCAGACTGAACATGAGGCCAGCGTGGCCCAGCGAGACAGTGATGTGCTGGGCGATCTGCTGGCCGAGGATTGTCTTGCCCGACCCAGGCAGGCCGGCCACGACGATCATGTGGCCAGGTCGAAGACCGCACAGGATGTTGTCCAGATCTGGTATGCCTGTAGTAAGGCCTCGCGAGACAGTGCCGTTGAACCGTGCGTCGATGCCGTCGATCACTGCGGGCAGCACGTCGCCGATGCGGTGATACTCGGGCTCTCCGCTGTCGAGGTTGCGCAGATCTGCGGTGGCCTGCTGCGCCAGCGCGATCACTTCCTCAACGGGCTTGTCGTCATGAACGCTGCCTCGTATCACCTCGGCCACCTCTACCACGCGGCGCAGGGTTGAGCGCTCCAGCACCGTGCGCAGGTAGGCCTTCCAGTTGGCAGTACTGGGGGTGTTCTTGGCGATGGTACCGGCGTAGTAGATCGTGCTCTCACCGCTGGGCAGCGTCGGGTACCGCGACCCAACCGTAACCGGGTCGACCGAGTAGCCGGCAGCGTGGGTGTTGCAAATCGACTGATACAGCGCAGCGTTCTCTAGGTCGCTGAAGTCCTGGGTGGTCAGATTGCTGGTGATATCGTCGTAGAGACTGGCATCGAGCATCAGCGCGCCCAGCAGCGCATGCTCGGCCTCGATGCTGAACAGGTCGCGGCTCATGCGGCACCCCGCACGGACTTCCAGCGCAGCACCAGCACTTCACCGCCGTTGTCGCACAGGCGGTCAACCACCCGGTCACCGATGAACTTGCGCACCTCAGGCAGACTCAGGTTCGAGATCATGATGGTGGGCAGCTTTCGACCATAGCGGCCGTTGATGACTTCGAAGATCACCTGGCGCTCGAAGTCGGTACCGTGCTGGGCGCCCACCTCATCCACCACCAGCAGGTCGTAGCTGCACAGATCAGCGTAAACCTCAGCTTCGCTCCGGCCGGACTTACCGAACGTCTCCTTGACGCTGCGGATGATCTCAGACGCAGTGGTGTACAGCGCACTGGCACCGCCAAGGGCATCAGCCTGGATTACCGCCTGGATGATCGCAGAGGCCAGATGCGTTTTCCCGGTACCCATGGTGCCCAGCAGGATCAGCGAGCGACCGGCTTCCCAGTTCTGATCGAAGTTCTCGGCATAGTCGCGGCATCGCGCCAGCACACCAGGCTGCTCGCCCGGGGCGAAGTCAGTGCGGTAGCTGTCGAAGCCCAACCCACGGAACCGCGGCTGCACGTTGCTGGCCATCAGTAGCGCGTTGGTAGTCCGGCTATCCAGCAAATCTGCAGCCTGCTGGCGCACTTGCTGGTCGGCAGAGTGGCGGGCATCAAACTCGCAACGCGGGCACCCAGTCCAGCTCGCTGGGCCGGTGAACTGCTCCACCAGCTTAGCGTCGTAGCCGCCGTGATCAGCGCAGATGGCACGCTGAGTTTTCAGGATGAAGTCGTTCATGGGTACTGCCTCGCAATGCGGTAGGAGCCATCGGGCTGGCGCTCAAGACCTTCCTCGTGGTCGATCTGGTCCAAGTCCAGGTGTGGGGATTGGTGATGCACGCCAGAAGTTGGAAGCTCGTCCTCCCAGCGCTTGCCGTTCAGCCACGTAGCTGCGTGCGGGATGAACTGGCCGCCATCCTTGGTCCAGTCGGGAGACTTGCTCCAGGCCGCCAGGGCGGTGCCCATGCTGTTGAACAGGGATGTGTCCACCTTGAGCTTTTTCCAGGCCTTTTCTGCATTGGCCTTGCCAACCTTGCGCGGGTAGAGCTTCCAGAAACGATCGAACTCGACGTGCTCGGGAGCGCCAGCGACCGTTGGTTTTTTATCTATTGATTGAGTAATTGAATCCTTTATTAAGTAGCTGTCGGTTTGCCCACAGTTCGGTAAACCCACACTTCGGTTAACCGAATATTCGGAAACCTGTAGGTTCGGTTCGTAATGGACAATCACCCGGCGGCCGAGCACCTTGCCGGTGCCCTCCTCGCGGACGACTTCATGGCTGACCAGACCTAAATCCTTGAGGCAGGCCATGGCCTTTGAATAGCGCTCACGACCTATTGCGAACCTGTCCTGCAGGTGCGAGCCGATCACCTTCCAGTCGCTGGAGCGGGTCTGCAGGTAGGTCCAGATCGCCAAGGCATCGGGGTTGATGATCATGGCCACCACGTCATTGCTCAATGAGCTGTACGGCGCCTGCTTGGCGTAAAAGGTCGTGGGCGTAGCTTTTTCCACGTTCACTGGCTTGCTCACAACTCAAGCTCCTCTGTGACACGATGCACGAAGGCGTCGTAGCTCTCGGCCATCTCGAAACCGCTGTCTTCCATTGCCCGCCGCCCGGCCTTGGCCAGCTCGTAGATCGCCCAGCGCTCGCGCTCTGGAAGGCCCTTGAATTGGGTGTAGGTTGGCCAGGGTCCGTTGATGATCGTCGCGCCAGCACGCCGCTGGGGCGCCTGGGCGGGGTTTGGGGTCTGGTTCATTGAAGAGTCTCCCCTGGCTTTACTGGAACGATCTGAGCGCCAGCGAACGGTGACTCAGGCCCGAACAGCTCGGGCAGATCACTCTCAGGGGCCGTCTTGATCCAATCCATCATGGCCATGAAGCAGGCCTCGAACAGTGGCCCTCCCTCACCCCAGCCATCAGACTGTGGGCTGGCACTGTTTTCCAATCTTGCGACGTAGATGAGCCCCGCAAGACCACGCTCGTCATTCTGGATTGCTGGGCGATGTACCGGGTTGATGCTCAGCAGGTCGCACAAGCAGTCGAAGCCAATGGCCTCGTAGCTGTTGTCGGTGTCCTTGATCAGGTGATAGCCCATGCCAATCAAGCCCCGCTTGATGTCTCGAGTGTCATCGTCGCGATGGGTTCGGGATTTCTCCAGGAGCCTATCCATCTGCTGCTGGGTAAACGGATAGCCCTGCAGCTTTGCAGCTTCGCGCCGGAACACTCGGCGCTCGGCACGGATTTCAGTCAGCCTGGCCAAGCTGATGCGCACCATTCGCTGAGTCAGGATCAGCATGGTCCTCGGCGAGTGGTCAGGCTTACGTGCGATCCTGGCGACCTTCTCGGCGATTTTGAGCCTCATGGTCATTGGTCTTCTCCAGCAGTGCCGAACAGGTCGGCCAGGTCAATTTGGTACACGGCCGCCCAGGCGGCAGCAGGCCATGAGCGAACCCAGCCGAAACGAGGGTCTTGTACTTTCGGAGCGGCCACACCGTGGCTGTCGCACCAGTTCTTGAGCGGGCGGAAACCCTGACTGCCGAAGCTCCGATGGGCGGCCTTTTCAACCGCAGTCACAGTGGCGTGCTGGCAACCACGACCCAGCTCGTTCTCCAAGTGCATGACCTTGCGGACCGCTGCGGAAGCGGTGGCCATGGCCGTGGCTTCGCGCCGACTACCGATCTCGGCCTTAGTAGCGATCGCATGATCACGTTGTTCAAGCGCCAACTGCTCCGAACGTTTCGAGGCCAGCAGGTGCTCCAAGGCCGTGATGTAGTCGCTAGGGAGAGCAGGTGCTGGTGCCGGCCTGAAGTAGTTGCTGACCAACTGGCGCTGGACAGTCCAAGACAGATCGTCGGTGAAAGGCTTGACCAACATCAGGTAGCCCTGCTCGGCCAGCAGGATCAGTCCGCGGTTGGGCACCTCAATTCCAAAACAACGCAAAACGTCTTTTTGGGAGTTGTCGGCGAAAAAGTAGTCTGCCTCCTCAATGAGTCGATCCTTGTGGGCAGTGAAGGTGCGCCCAGCAGTTCCTTCGGGCCGCTCATGCACGTGATCGATCATCGCCAGGGTGACGACGCGCTGGCCGCGGTACTCGACGACGGGCAGCTGAGTGTTGTGGATGGTGACCAGACTCATGCATCACCTCCCACATGCTTTGCAACATGGAAGGCGGCCGAGTTGCGGTGGGGGTATAAAAAGTTGCGAGTGTCGAAAACCACACGCTCGATAAGGCGCTCAAGCTCGCAGACCACGGGATTGTCGAAGCCGCCGAGCCCAGGGACGACTTGTGTCCAGTAAAGAGTCTTGATCGCCCGGAAAGCCTCGCGGGCCTCGTTGAACTTTGCGATCTCTTCTGCGGAGAGAATCACGTCCTGAACGATCACCCCAGCAACCAGCGCTGGCATCAGCTCGTTTCGTTCGGTCAGCATGCTGCACCTCCCGCGCCACGAACTGGCGAGGTAGCATTTTGTGGCGCGCCTTTGTGCAGAGGATCGACTCCGGCGTGAGCGGCATACACAAGCGCCAGCGCTGATTCCGCTGCATAGAAGACGAGCGTGGCGTGTTGCGTGACGACAGGTTCTTGCATCAGCTCACGAAGGCCGGCGACAACGGCTTCGAGGCGGTCAGAGGCTGCGCCCAAGGATTCATGCACAGGAATGCCGCCAGCTGCCTCCAGCACATCGTGCAGGCCACATGTAGCGAACGGACTAGCAAGGGTCTCCGGCTGAGTACTCATTGTTCACCCCCGCGTCCAGATGCGTTGGCCACGCTTTTTTCAACCGACCAAACCAGCGCGCTGACGGTCTCTCCTAGAAAGCCGAGAGCCGCCATGCCGTCGCAATAGGCCAGCTCACCCATATTTAGGCTGTCGCGCAAATGCTGGCAGAGCTGGCTCATGCCCGAAGAGAGTGTGCGGGCCGCACGCAGGGCGTCCTCGGCATTCATCCCAGAGTCAACGCTGAGGAGTTGGTCGGCTACTGGGCTGATCGGTACATTCAAAAAGCTCACTTTGGTGGTGAGGATTCCTTGCGCCGACGATGGTGCGGTGGTATTTTTTGGGTGCGACATAGCGCATCTCCCTATAGCAGGTGATGTGAAACACCCACTCGCTGCGAACGAGTGGCTTGAGAAGCCCGGCCTGCGAAGCCGGGTTTTTTGTGCCCTGGATTTGGGTAACCCCCATCATCCACGGAACACAAAAACTGCAACCCCCTCCCCTGAGAGGGTCATGGCCTACCCTGGACGGGGCTGGCGAATAGATGTTCGTGTGCGCATATCACGTCTCCTAAAACTGCAACCTGTACTCAAATAGTGGAAAGCCAGGGCGCCGTTTAACGATTAACCACCCGGTTAAAAGCGTAAAAAGCCCAATCTCGTCGCTTTTTTGATATGTATATGTCGCTATTAATGAAAAAAGGATGATTTCCCGCGCATGCGCGGCTTGTTTTCGCATGCGAAAACTTTCTAGCCATGGCTAGAGCGCCTGTTTGAGATTGGTATGTTGGTCCTCGAGACCCAGGGTCATTTGCAGCAATTGGCGGCCACGTTCCACCTCTGCGATCAGCACCGGCTTCTCATATTTCCAGCCATTTAGCTCTTTGCCAGCCTGGCTGGCCCGGGCCTGACGATCATCTAGGCGCTTGCACACCTGATTGAAGCGAGCGAGCAGAGAAGTGTCGCCGCGCAGAAGGGCGTCGATCTGCTCGTCGCACCATACGGCGAAATCGTCATCGAGCCATTGCGCGAAGCGCACGCCCAATTTCGGATGCAACCATGTACCAGCCTTGCCCCTGCCCCTTACGGTTTCAACGAGTTTAAAGTCCGATTCTCGGACCTCATTCGAAAGGCGCCGCATCATCGCCGCCATGTAGCTCTTGGTGCTCGGAAGCTCCAGCCATTTGACTGGCTTCTTGCCGAACCTCTTGGCCACCTCGGTCGCATTGATCCATCCGGCGCCGTTGAAGCGCACCGGATGCCCGTCGAAGGAAAGCGAAATGACGTTGTTCACTGCACACCTCCGGTACTGGATGAATACACAGAGGGTTTGCCCGTCTCAACGGCAGAAGCCAACTGAAGTATCGTTTGGTCCAAGGTAGGGCCATAGCTAGCCTCTCGATCATGCCGAGCAGGAAACGATCGCACCTCAATGGCGGCAAAGGAGCCGTCGGGCTGCTGGGTAACGTAGACCGTGCGCCCAATGCGAATAGCCTTACTCAAGGCACCTTGCGTCATGCCAAGCAGTGATGCTGCATGTGGCTGCCCGTGACCCTTAGCAAAATCTTTCAGGGGGACCATAGTCATGGCCTACCTCCAGCTAGTACTTTGCCGAGATAGTACCGTTGGCATTTATTGAGCGCAATACCTTTGGCATTTGTTTAGTATTACTATCGGGAATATTATTGGATGATGAAAAAGCCCCTACCCCCAGACCGAAAGGAAGAGTGCCAAAGACTCAAGGCGATCTTCGATGGCAAAAAAAAGGAACTGAAGCTCACTCAGGAGAAGCTTGCGCACCTCTTGGGTATTAATCAGAGCTCTGTCAGCCATTATCTGAACGGCGTGAACCCACTAAACGCCTCAGTCGCCGCAGCCTTCGCCAAGATTCTTGGGGTATCCGTGAGGGATTTCAGCCCTCGCCTTGCGGACGTGATTGAGTCCTTTGCGGACTCCTTTAAGGAAACCTGGTCTCGCAGCGCCAAGGTATTGGATGCTGTTCCTCACGAGCAGTACGTGCTCATTCCTCAGCTTTTGGACGATAACTCATTTGTCCCCGGGGTAAATGATGAGCATGTAGGGCTTACTGAGGGAATGTTGTTCCGCCGCGGCTGGCTTAGGGACATGGGCCTGCATTACCCCCACCTCAGGATCTTGTACGTTACAGACGAAAGCATGGCTCCACATATCGCTCGCGAGGACGTGGTTATGATCGACACATCCAAGAAGATACTTGAGGATGGAAAGATTTTTTTGATCAGGCGTCCTGATGGTAAGACCAGCATCCGCAGGGTCTTCCAAATGATCTCCGGCGGCTGGGCGCTGAGGTGTGACAATCTGGATAAGCAGAGGTATCCAGATGAGACGCTTAGCAGTGAGGCTGCCGATGGGCTTCCTGTCGTAGGCCAGATAGCCTGGCGTGGAGGAAGCTCCAGCTGACTAGGTCAATAGGGCCAGACTGAAACCGCTCTCGAGCGGTTTTTTTGCGCATCGCCAAAAAATATTACCAAAAGCATTTACACAGCAAATTGCCTTTGGTAATTTTATTTCCATCGACTCTTCGCATGGAGCAACCCGCATGATCACTCACACCATCACCGCCAGCGGCTGGACCGGTTTTCTCGGCATGGGGCTTGCTCCGCGTGAACTTGAGGCGACGCTGCATGCAGCCAACGATCTGACCCAGAAAGAGATTGCGCGCTTGATGGGGATCAGCCCTAAGACCGTTGAAAAACGCATCGAGGACGCCCGATTTAAGCTCGGTGCCAAAACCATGCGTGGCCTGGTTCTCGAAGCGTTCAAGCGCCAGATCATCAGCCCCGCCGCAACCACCCTGGCCCTTCTGATGGCCATCCACGGAATGATCGGCGACGACCAAGCGATGCGCGTTCGCCGCAGCGGCAATGGCGGTGAGCGCAAGATTGAAACCCGAGTTGCAACCCGGCGCGCCGAGTGCGCCTTGGCGGTGGCGTGACGCTCCCCGCCTGACCTGATCCACCACAGATTTTGCGAAAGCCATCAATCGCGGCAGGCCCTCGGCTTGCCTGGAGAAAACCAAAGGAGTTTCCCCATGCTCATCCTCACTCGCCGTGTCGGCGAATCCATCCGCATCAACGACGACATCAGCGTCACGGTACTGGGCGTCAACGGCATGCAGGTTCGCCTGGGTGTTGAAGCACCAGCAACCGTTGAAGTGCACCGCGAGGAAATCTACCAGCGCATCCTGGCACAGAAGGAACAGGAGGTTAGCCATGGCCTTTGAATACGACAGCCGAAGCGCTGATAAATTTGTGGTTCGCCTGCCCGACGGCATGCGCGACCAGGTTGCAGCAGCAGCCGACGCAGACGACCGCTCGATGAACTCGCTCATTGTTACCGCGATCCGCAATGAACTGGATGGCCGCGCCCGCGCCAACGTCCTCCTCGATGCGCTCGCCAAGGCAGCAGAAGCCAAGGGAGTTCCACATGCAAACGCCTGAAAAGATCACCCTGGTGCTGCGCCCAGCAGATGGCGGCTCACTGGTCCCTATCCTGCCCTTCCTGAAACTTGGCGATGAGTTCCAGGCGGAAGGGTTCACGGCCGTTATCGCCGGCGCCAGCGAGGGCGACCTGCAGTGGGAGCTTGAGAAGGCGCTGGCCAGGGACGGAGGTGAGCCGCAGATGGTCGCGGTGTACACGCCCTGGACCGATGTGCAGGTGCTGGACTTCCTGTCGGTAGCACTGCGCAACGTCGTGGTGGAAGGCGACCTGCAGTTCAGCGATATCAACGACGCCATGCGTTACATGGCCGAGAAGGGTCAGCCGGCATTCTGCAAGGCGTTGGGTATCGATGAGCACGTCAAGCTCGTAGCCGACGCACGCCGGTACCGCTGGCTGCGGGAGCGGGACGCTATTGAGCAGGCCGACGACATGAAGGTTGTCCGCGACACCTACTTCATCACCGGCGCCGAGCTGGACCGCGAGATTGACACCGCTCTGCGCGTGCAGGCCATGCAGAAGCAGGTGGTGCAGGAGCAGCAGCCATGACCCAGGCCGGCCTGCTCCTGCTGCTGTGGGATGCCCTGCAGCAGCGCGACACCACCTTCGGGCAGGTGTTCGACTTGTCTGCCGCTTGCGGCCTGGACGGTCGCCGGGTGCTGGCCGAACACTTTCGGGGGTGCCCATGAACATCCTCGCATCCATGGCGCTCCGGCGAGCACGCGGGCAACTGAACTCGGTTCAATCCCGATCTACTGCAAGCCCGTGCACGTCCGCCCTGGGAGCTCCTAAGGCGCCAGCGCCCGAAGATGTGGCCATCACCGGACCAATCAACCGGTATATGTTCCTTCAGGGGCGTGAGTGGGCGATCGACATGGTCGCCTCTCTCCGGGCTGCACCTGTCGACCTAGTAGTCGAGCGCTTGACCGGTGCCGCAACGGGCCGGCCAGGTAGCTACGCGGCCGGCATCGAGTCTGTGGTGGATGAATTGAAAAGCGCTGACGCGACAGGTCAGGCTGAAGAAGAGAACCTGACGCGTCAGGCCGGGAGGAAGGTATGAGTGAAGAGACTGAGGTGTTGACGGTCGAGGGCCTGGCCAAGCTGCTGGGCCGTACCGAGGCGTCGATCAGGGAGGGGATTCGCCGCGGCGTGCCGTGGCTGCCCAAGAGCTTCAAGATGGGCAACCGGCACTGCTGGCTGAAAGAGGATGTGCGCCTCTTTTTGAGAGAGTACCGAGACGGAGCACATCGAACCAGTAAGCCCGGCCGGAAGCGACATCCCGTCCCGACTCTACGTCGCGCCTGAGGCGCAGCGTGGAACTCAGACGCCCTCTGGGACTACTGGAGATAAGAACTGATCTATGTGATCGGTAACCTTCTTAACCGCTGGGATCCGATCTTTGAGATCTGTATATATATACATGTAATCTAACGCCTCTACAGTTCTAGCCACCTCTGATTTCGTATAGGTTTTTCCAGCTATTCCATAGCACCGTGTTAAATCGTCTGTAGGAAAATCACGAAGCGATGGATCATCAGTCTCCGGATGATACCCGATAAGCTTATGGATTTCTTCAGAGTTAATAGAAGCATCAATTTTAGAGTAATGGTTGAACTCTGCCAAGAACCATGCTTCCAACTCCATCGTCGACAAAACAAAATCAACAGGCGCTAGCGACGTTTTTACCTTATATCTGAGACCCCTTTCAAGATCCGGTATCTCATCCCTTGAATAATCAGGCCGAACATCTCGAATACAGATAATCTTTTCGTATCCAGCCTTGGTCAATCCCTCGTGCTCTTCCAATAGCCGAGACTTGACCAACTGATCACCGCCACAGTCAATAATCAAAACAAAAAATTCATGACCGTCCTCTATCGAAGCTGCTTTGACTGTGATCATGCTCTTCGGGACGGTGACCCCACCCTTAACCTGCCTTTGCTCAACTAAAACCTTGTGTGCTCCTGCGATCTCGGTTACTAATTTATCGACGAAAAGCATTTCAGAGTAGCCTTCAACAAAAAATGCCATTCGCCGCATTTAAATAACCTCGTCTGAATCGTTCAGGAAATCCATCTCAAAAAACGAGAAATTGCTCAAGCCGGTGAATCTAAACTCGTCAAACTTATCTTTCGAATTCTCATAATTGTTGACATGAACGTGATTTCCCGCCCGACTCAACACCGTCCATTCTTTTAGCGGAACAGAGTTCATCACAAACTTGTCATTTGTTGACATTATTACCTGGACATCTGACTCATCAGCCTTCCTTCGAAGCAAATCGATGAGCTTACAAGATCTTTCAAAATCAATGCCTTCACCAATATCATCAACTAGTATGCAGGTGCTGGCGTTCCTAAATTGCAGATAATTGATGTGGGTGAGAAGCGCCAGTACTCTATACATCCCTTGGGACATAGCCAACTGGTCAACTTCAACGACGACACCATGCTCAACAACTTTTAGTGATTGTAACTCTGGCGGCAGGCCTTCAGGCGGAACGGTGGTTGGGAAGCCGATATCTACAGATTCGATGGAGTAGCCAAGATATTGCATGTCTTCGGTGATTTTTTTTGAAAACGCAGGACCAAAGTCCCTTTTCCCGTTTCTAAAAATCCCTACTACCTGATTTGCATCTTTTTCATCAATACCGGGGCCGGCAGCAGTAAATACAGCTAGATGCTCTTTCCCAAAAGATGATCCAAAATTGTAATGCCGAACTGCAGCAGCCCACTGGTAAAGAGGCTCAATAAAACTATGCTGAGTTGCATCGCGACGCTTAACTAGTGCAAATTCATTTTCAGGAGTTTGGAATGGCACAAACAACCCATCGCCGATTGCCTCGAAGAAAATAGTCCCTCTACCACCTTCGCCGCGCTCCATGAAAATTTTTCCGCCAATAGTGAGTACCTCCTTTCTGACCTTTGCCTCACTCACCACATATTCATAAGTGTACTTTACACCAACCTCATTTACCCACTCGCACCTATAGTTCCCACTAGGCGGAATAAACGTTTGAACCCCTGATAGCGTTCTAGCCAAGCTACCGATAACATTCAACGTACGAGTTTTCCCCGTTGAATTTCGCCCTACGATTAGATTCTTTTTACCAAGACGGACCTCATCCAGACTCCATTCTTTTGGATGACCTTGGTATTCAGAATACTTTATCGAATTAAGCTTCATTTTGATTCAATTCCATTTCCCAAACTAGCTTGTAAATAAATTATCCTAGTTTTTCAGCTAAATCAGCAGGACTAAGATGAGTGTAGCGTTTGAGCATAGCTAGAGTTTTGTGCCCTGTAATACTCGCAACCTCCATCATGGTGAAGCCTCGCTCGAAAAATCTACTGGTCGCCTCGTGACGAAGGTCATGGAGGCGCAGCCCGTCGATCCCAGCCGCTTCACAGGCCCGAGGAAAGTAGTTACTGATCGTGTTGAGCGCAAGGTTGAAGTAACGGCCTGCACTGATCGGCGTGGGCAGTCCCTCCAACAGGGCGATCGCCCGGGAGGACAGTGGCACAGCACGCCTCTCACCGTTCTTGGTGTCTTCTAGGTAGGCCACTTTGCCGCGCACTTGGTCACGGCGTAGCAACAACAGCTCAGACCGACGCATTGCCGTCTCAACCGCCAACTCGATGAACACCGGAAGCTGTGCATTCAACTGGCCAGCCGCCTTGTATAAGGCGGTGAGTTCATCCGGCGTAGGGCGCCGATCCCTCTCCTTGCTGCCCTTTGGCATCCGGATCGCCCGGCACGGGTTGGTTAAACCTTCGATGCCCCATTCCTTGGTAGCCACCGTGTAGAGGTGGCTGATCACCGCCAAGTTGAGGCGGACTGTGGCTGTTGACTTTCCTTCCTTCAGCTCCGCATCTCGATAGGCAGCCATGTCGCTCGAGCGAATAGCAGCCAGGCCTTTGCTGGCGAGCTTATGCTTCTTCCACTTCTTGATGCGGACCTCTTCCTGCTTGGCGCCCTTCTTTGTAGATGTCACCTCCGACAGGTAACGATCCAGGGCTTCGGCCAAGGTGGTGCTTTCGGCCTCACGCATGTCGACGAAGCGCGCACGCGACATATCACCTTCGATCTCGGCAGCCCATCGCTGGGCTTCTGCCTTGGTGTCAAAGGTGGCGGAAAGGGTTGGATATCCTTTGCGGCGGATCTGGGCGCGCCAGGCGTCCCCGCGCTTCTCGTAGTAGGCCATGGCGAAATGATAGCGAACGCTTGGGGGAAACACACGCTCCCCCAT